CCACGCACCGCCATGTCCTGTCTGCGGCGATCCAAGCGCCTTCGTGCTCTGGATTGACGACGAGCCGCCCCCGACGTGCCCAAACGATCCGGCATGGCCGCAGCGCACGGTGATCGGCATCTGCCAACACCAAATCAGACGTGCGCGGCAAGCGGCCGAGTTGCGACGCCTGACGCCTGACGCATTCGACGCCGCGGGGACAATGATTCCATCCGAGTCTACGCGAGCGTGGCGGAACTACATCGAAGCCAATCCACGCAAAGCGGTGGTCGTCTGATGCCCGCGCGCCCTTCCAGCCCGTCGCGTGACGAGTTGCTTGGTCTCTCCCCCGCCGAGAAGGCGCGGCGCTTCGATGCCATGGTGCGGGCCACGTTCTCCCACGTCGACGAGCGCGATCTGCTGGACGAGTTGCATCCGCGCAAGACGCTGGACATCAAGCGCCGGGTGGACGGTGTTGAGACGTGGTTCGAGGCCGATTGGCTGTCTCGGCTGCGCGATGAGCGGAATGGCGGCAACCGTTGGTGGCTCGCCCCATGACCCCCGCGCGTCTGCATCCCCCCCGGATCAAGTCCGGGGGCGAACCGCCGCCGCTGGCTACCACGGACGAGTTCTGGTGTGGCGTCTGGTGGGTGCCCGACGAGGCGCGACCTGGACACCTCCGTTCCGCGACGCCGGGGGAATGTGTCACCGAGATCATGCGCCTCCGCGAGTTGGTGGCGACGCTGGAGGGGACGAAGCCATGACTGCCCGCGGCAAGTGGCCTTGGACGGTGTGGACGCGAGACGGCGAGCGGTGCCGGCATTTCCGGACGTTCGCGGGCGCGGAGGCGTATGCACGCCGCTACGTCGAGGCGGCACTGCGCGACACCGGGGGCTGCCTGCCGGCAGAGATCGACCGCGACCGCGTGCCAGTTGCCTGGGTGCGCGCGGACGGGTTGGAGCGCATCTGGACCGATATGGTGGCCGATGCGGCGGGACTGGTCGCATGACTGGCCGCAGCACCAGCGACATTACGCCGGAGATGATCCCGCGGTTCCTCGCACTCCGGGAGGCCCACACCCCGGTGCGCGAGATCGCCCGCCTGCTGGGCGTCAGGCGCGGGAGCGTAGGCAGGACCGTGCGGCGGCTTGGATTGCAGCAGCAGTTGCGCAATCTGGGCGGCAAGATGCCGCTGCCGCCCACCACGACGGCATCCGAGCGCATGGCGTCCGGTGTGGCGGCGCTGGAGGCCGGACACCCGCTGTCTTGGGGTGTGATAGCGACAGGAGCGTGGCCGAGATGAGCCCGCGCCCATTCGGAACTGCGCTGCCGAAGTGGTGGACATCGCAGACCAGGCGACGTGCGCTCGCCATGTGGCGGGACGGCGCAACGATCGAGGATATCATGGCGACGTTCTGCCGATCGTATAGGTCGGTGGAGCAGATGCTTGCCGCGTATCGCGATGTCCCGAGGCCGTGTCCGCCGCTTGGTCCTGCATATGCCGAGTATCAGCGGCATCTCGCGCGGCACCAAATCGCGGTGCAGATCGCCGCGGTGAAGCGCGAGGCGCGGCGGACTGATGCCTACAAGGCAGGGAGGCTCGTTTGGTAGACAAGACGCAGCCGATCCTGTGCGGCGTGGCAGTGCAGCGGTATCCGTCGCACCCGCAGGACACCGCACGGGCTCTGGCGCTGGCCAAGGAGGCGCTGCGGGCAGAGATACTGCGGGCAAAACGTGAGGCAGCCACAGCACCTCCCTACAAGCCTCCGCACGAGGACGCGGCATGACCGCCGCGGCGCTCGCCGGCGGGACACGCATCGTGTCGTGGTTCTCCGCAGGGGACGCCAGCGCGGCCACGACCAAGCTCGTGTTGGCGCAATACGGCGCAACGCACGAGATCGCCATTGCGCGCTGCATGGTGCCGGAGGAGCATCCCGACAACGACCGTTTTGCCGCCGACTGCGCGGTGTGGTTCGGCCAGCCGGTAATTGAGTTGCGCAGCACGGAATACGCATCATGCGAGGATGTGTGGACGCGCAAGCGTTACATGAGCGGCGTGGCCGGAGCGGCATGCACACTGGAAATGAAGAAGGCCGTCAGGTGGGCTTTCGAGCAGGCGTGGCAGCCTGATCTCCAGGCGTTCGGCTACACAGTGGACGAGCAGGATCGCGCCGATCGGTTCCGTGAGCAAAACCCGGATGTCCGGCTGGTCACACCGCTGATCGAGGCGGGGCTGTCCAAAGAAGATTGCCATGCCCTTGTGCGTCGCGCCGGGATAAAACGATCGGCGATGTATGACTTGGGATTTCCGAATGCCAACTGCATCGCATGCGTGAACATGCAGTCGCCGGCTGGTTGGAACCTGACGCGACGGCATTTCCCGGTTCAGTTTGCGGCAAGGGCGAAGCTGTCCCGTGAGCTTGGAGTGCGGCTGGTTAAGGGCACGACTGGAGACCGAGAGCGCCAGTTCCTTGACGAGTTAGACCCGCTAGCTGGACGAGGCGAGACAATCCCTTCGTCGGAATGCTCACTGCTGTGCTGGATTGCCGAGCAAAAGCTCGCGGAGCCACGGCCATGACCGCAGCGCTCGCCGGCGGGACGCGGCGGAAGGCGGCGCCAGCGTTCCGGCTCACCCGCCCCGTGGTTCCGGAAGACGCGCTGCACGCCTCGACGGTTGACCTGTTGACGCGGCTCGTTCTGCCGCCGGCGGAGTGGGCATGCTATCCCGCTGGCCTCACCGAACTGACCGGCCAGCAGAAGGCGCGGCTCTACCGCATGGGCCTTAGGGTCGGCTGGCCGGATTTCCTGATCGCGTTCAACGGCATCCTTGGCGTCGAGCTAAAGACTGAGACGGGGCAACTCTCTCGATCACGCTGGGTCACGACGCGCGACCGGCGCGGCAACATCGTGAAGCGGTGGGTGGAGGGCCAACGGGACGTGCATCCGCGGCTAATCGCATCGGGCGGTTTCCAGCGCATTGCTGTTTGCCGCTCCGTCGAGGAGGTGGAAGCCGAGTTACTGGCGTTCGGCGTGCCGATGCGCGGCAGGGTGGCGGCATGACCGGGCCCGGCGCGCGCGGCGGCGGACGGAGAAGTTGGCATGATCGACAACGGCAATCCGCTGGGGCCAGCCGCCTGGTGCTGCGCGGTGTGGTACGTCGGGTTCGTGTTCTGGGTGTCCGTCCTGCGGCTGTGAGCGGCGGCGTTGCCGACTCAGTGCGCATGGGCTTTAATGCAGAAACCCCCGGCGATTGGGTCGCCAGGGGCTTCGTTTGGTTACGCCGTCTGGTCAACGGCATGGGGTGGGTCAACGCCCCCTATGTATCGCGGTTGGGCGGCCCTGACAAGAGGGGCTATCCATGGCCGTTCCACTCCGCATATCCGCAGGCTACCGCGTGAGCGTCCGGTCACTCGGATCGGTCGTGCTTTTCACCGCGGAGCGGACCTATGCCGCCGCGTTGCGGAACTGGTCGCGCGAGGAAGCCAAGCGTCTCGCCATTCTGGTCGCCTGGTCGCGGTATTCCGAGGACGAGGCTGTGCGCGAACTAGCCGCGCATCTTCGTATGCAAGCTGAAAAGTCCGGCATAACCGGCGTTAACTGCAAGAAATTAGCCGTCTCAATGCTGGATGACGAGCTGCAAGTCATGGAAGTCCGCCATGATGCCGTCCTCCAGCGCATGATCGGCGCGGCAGAACAGGAATTTCGCATCAATCGACGCGCTGATCTGCAAGCCGCAATGGCCGCGGCTGATATCGCGGAGGCAGAAAACGTGCCTCCCGATCTGATCGACAGCGCGTTCCGGATTGCGCGCTGGCGTGCGCGGAAGGGGGCGTGATGTCATGGCGAGCATCCATACCGCCCGCGCGCATCTTATTGCCGGCCGACCAGCACCCAATGGTGACGATAACGCGACACCACCAAAACAACTCCATGAACACCTCGTCTATTTCGAGGACCTGGACGAGCCGGTACACCCAGACGACTTTGTGGAGGGTCTGTTGATCTCCCGCGGCATGTCGGTCGTCTATGGTCAATCCAACTCGGGGAAGACGTTCTTCGCCACCGATCTGGCGCTGCATGTTGCCTGCGGCTGGCCGTGGAATGGCCGAGACACAACCCGCGGCGCGGTTCTCTATTGTGCCCTGGAGGGCAGCCACGGCATCAAAAACCGGGTCAGCGCGTTCAAGCAGACCCACGGGCTCGGGGTACTGCCTTTCGCCATCCTGCCTGTCACCGTCGATATGCTGAACCCCAGCGGGGATATCGACGGCGTGCTGACGGCGATCAAGAAAATTAAGGAAAAGACGGGGTTAGGCGTGTCCATGACCGTGATGGACACACTATCGCGCGCCATGGCTGGGGGAAACGAAAATGCCCCCGATGACATGGGCGCGCTCGTGCAGAACGGAGCGCGGCTTCAGCAAGAGGGACTTACGCACGTCTGTTGGGTTCATCATTCTGGAAAGGATGAGGCCAAAGGCGCGCGCGGCCACTCGCTGCTGCGGGCCGCTACCGACACGGAAATCGAGATCACCGCCTCGGGGCCGACACGGACAGCCCGTGTCACCAAACAACGGGACCTCGATTGCGAAGGCGAGTTCACCTTTAATCTCAAGGTGTTCAAGCTTGGAACTAACACGCGCGGGAAGCCTATCACATCCTGCACCGTGGACTACGGCGACAGTGCGGCTCTCGGGCGAGGGCATGCCGCGGGCGCGGCGTCCGCACGTCGTCACCTGACAGGTCACAACAAGCGGGCGCTTGAGGTCTTGATCGACCTGTGCGCCGTGTCAGGGCAGGCAGGGCACCCAGGTGTGCCTTCCGGTATCCAATCCGTGCCTGAAAAGTGGTGGCGGGATCGTTTCTATGACCGCTCTGCACCTGGAGACTCGGAAGATGCCAAGCAGAAAGCGTTCCGGCGGGCGTCGGTCGCTTTGATCAACGAGCATCTGGTCGGCATGGTAAATCGCCGGGTCTGGTCAGTTTCCTACACAAATGGGACCGGACATTGGTCCGGACAAAATACCGGACAAACGTAATTTTCTTTCATGTCCGGATGTCCGGCGGAGCGGACAAAACGGACATTCTCCCTTTAGGGAATGTCCGTTGTCCGCCGAGCATCCCCAAAGACCCGGCTCGTCCGGTGAACAGGAAAGCTATGCCCGAAGCACCAGTCACGACCCAGCCCGACTACGCCGCCGCCATGGCTGCGATCGAGGCCGCATACCCCGGCATCAACGACGACGGCACCTGCCGCCATGGCGATCGCTTCGACCGCTGCCCAACCTGCTCCCACGCCCCGTCACACCCGCTCCCGCAGGACAACGCACCGTGACCGACATCATCGCAGCCATCGCCGCTGGCCTCGCCATCGGATACCTCGCCATGGTCCCCCTCATCATCGTCGCCTGGGCCGTTACCCATCGGCGCTCCGCCCCATGACCCGCTCCAGCGAAATCGACCAACTGAGAGGCGAGATCGCGCGCCTCACCGAAGCTCTACAGGACACCCACGAGCGCGCCGCTAGGGAGATCGTCTATCTTCGCCGCCGCGTGGAACCAATCACATTCCTGATCGACCGCGGAAACTACCTGGAGATGCTCCAACTCCTCCATCCGCTCGATCAGAAGCGTGTCAGGGAAATGGTGATGAGGGACGCATGACACGCTCCTCCGCAATCCCAGCCGTCGCAGCCGCCATAGGCCGCTAGCGCGCCTCCCAGGTCATCGCACCGCCGCCAGACCCCAAGCGCCGTCAGCGACGCCCCTACCCCAGCGGTGCGTCCCGCGTCTCGTCCAACCGCGCCGTCACCGCCGCGTGCTCCCGCAGCGCCAACCCAATCCGCTCCGGAACCGCCTTCACACCACGTCGCCACCGGCTCACGTTCTGCACACGGACGCCAAGGACGGAGGCGGCCGTCCCGTCCGACCAACCCAGGTCTTCCAGCAACCCATCGAACTCCTTCGCCGTCATGGCACCCGCCTCCGCTCCGCAACCCGGAGCGCCAGCCAAACCAGCGCCCCGATCACCGCCCAACTCATGCCACCCTCACCGACGCGGCAACGCCTGTTGATACATCTGCTGGCTGCTCGGCACCCCACCCTCGATCCCAGGCGGCTGATACACCAGCGCACCCGTGCCAGGCGGCACCCACACCCCGCCACCAGCCGCCGGCGGGTAGTAGGCCGGGGGCGGCGACCCGTATCGCACGCCCGGTTGCCCGTATTGCTGCGCCGTCGCGTCACCAGCGCACAACGTCAGTGCCACTGCCACGATCGTCCCGATTGTCCTGTTACCCATGTCAGTCACCTCCCCGCCGGAATTTCGAGATACCGCGCCACTGCCCGCGGGTCCGGTATCAAACTGCCGCGAAGTTCCGGCGGAACCTCAGACCGAGCCCCGCGAGCGATGTCCAGCGCTGCCGAAATCAACGGCCGAACCGCATTCAACGTGTCCCGCATCTCGGTGATGTCCCCCGCCATTCCCGTTTCGCCCAACGCGGTCAATCGACGTGCCACCGCTGGCAGGTCCAACACTGCGTTGCCAATTGACCCCGATACCCGTTCCAGCGCGTTGTGGACCACTTGCAACCGCATCAGCGTCGCAACGTGGATATCCCGTTCCATGTCGATTTTTTCGGCGTCACTCATCGTCCAAGCCTCCATCGCTCATTCCCGCCAAGCCCATGCCCGGCAGGTATCCAGTTACCGCCAAATATTGCAGGCTACACGCCGCCGGCAGGGTCGCCCGCTACCCCCCTACCGGCTCACCCCTCAGAACCGCCCCACGTCTTGTCGCTATGAGCGGAAACGGCCCTATCGTGGCCCTCAGTCCGCCGCCGCGTCGTAAGCCGTCACCTCGGGAACCAGCGTCAGGTGCGGAACCGGCCGCGCCGGTCCGCTGTACGTCAGCCACCTCGACCGCGGCACCGGACCACGCTCGATCGGCTGCTCCCTCGGCCCATCCATGATCGGCACCACCCCAGGCGGCAATTCTCCCCCAGGCCAATACCGCGCCACAGGATACCGACGCTCCGGCACCTTCAGCCGCGTCCCCCGCGCCGTCGTGAACCCACGATATCGCGGCGGCAGGATCAACCACTGCCCCATGTCAGGCTCCAGGTCCCATCGCTCGCACACCGCATGAGCCCGCTGTTTCGCTACCTCCCCAGCCTCCCAGAACTCCAACCCGTCCATAACCGCACCCGGTAGACCGCCAGCGCCGTCCCAGGCACCGCCGCTCGCCTGCCAGAAGCCCGTACAGCGGTCCCAGGCACCCGGACCAGTGAAGTACCCGGCAATGGGCTAGAGGCCGCCAGCGACCCTCTCAGGGCCGCCTCCAGGGCATCCCCGCTCAATCCCCACCACGCAACCGACCCGCTCATGGCACCAACTCCGACCGCGCCTTGGCATACTTGCCGATCTCCGACCACCACCGGCTGCGTGTCGTGTGCCGCTTGTGGAAATCCACCAGATCGTTCTGCGTCGTGAACGCCAGCCGCATAAGCCGCAGCCACTGCGCCGCCGTGCCCGCGTCCGGCTCAATGCCCGGAAACATCGCGCGGAACTCCTCCAGTGCCGCCTTCATGCCACGTCTCCGGGGGAAACCAGGGACCGCAACCGACCGATCGCCGGCAACACCACCCCCTCATAGTCCGCGCCACCATCCCAAGCCGCCAGGAACTCCCGGCACGCCCGCGCCAACTCCCCATGCGCCATCACCTCAGGCTCATGCCGCGGATGATACGGCGCAGTCTCAGGCACCGGCCGCGGCGCACGGCTCACCGGTGTCCCCGCCTTCACCGCCTTAATGACGCCCGCCGTCGCCTTCCCCTTCGGCGAAGCCGCAACCGCCTTCTCCAGCACGGCAACCGCCCCCGCCTCCCCCTCAGACCGAACGAGGAGGACCGCTTCCCGAGCACTCACCGCACCGCCGGCCACAGCCTCCCGTATCGCGTCAGGACTGGCGGCAAGGTCCAACAAATTGGCCACATGCTGCCGCGTCCGACCAATCCGCGCCCCGATCTCCGTCTCCGTCCAGCCAAACGCCACCAACCGCTTGCACACCGCCGCCTGTTCCAACGCCGACAACGGCAGCCCGTTATTCGCCGTCAGCAACATCAGCGCACGCTCCGCCGCACTGGTTCCGCGCGCCTCCGGCAGACAGGGCAAACGCTTGATCTCACACCCCCGCGCTATCGACACACGCACCGCCGCCAATCGGCAATGCCCGTCAACCACTATCGCCCGATCTCCCGCCAGTCGCACAACCAACGGCTTGGATGACAGGAACCCGATCGCCGCAATACTGTCCGCCAGCGCGAGCACATGCGCCGCCAACTCCGGTGTATCGGTGCGGACGTTGAACGCCGGATCGATGTCCAGTGCCTCGACCGGCAGGTTGAACAGATCGCTTGTGCTGTCCGCCAAATCCTTCAGCCTCATGGCACGTCCCCCGCATCCATCGCCACGGGACCGGGCACAACCGCGCCCGCCGGCAACCACGCAAAGCTGGTCCGCACTCCAACAAACCCGTCCGCACTCGGCACCACCGTGATCTGGCATCCGCACAGCATCAGCAACGCGCACAACGTCGCCGCGCCCTTCGCCATGATCGCCGATGCACGCGCCAGCCCAGTGCGCAGATCGGTATGGGGGAAGCCGTCAATCGCCACCCGCAACCCTTTCGTGCGGCTGCGATGCACAAACACGACATGTCCCGCCTTCATCACGTCGCGCAGCAACGCCCGGTCAGCATTGTTCGCCAGCATGTCAATGCGACGATCCCACGTCATACGCTTGGATTGTATCAGCATGTTCAGCCCCTCGCTGTTCCCACCCCAGCACAACGCCAGGGCGGTTCGGTGTCCGCTCAGTCCGCCGCTACTCCCCGAAATAGAAACAGCCGCAATACGCCAGCAACGTGTCCTGATCGATCCCGCTGTGCACCTCAGTCCACGGCGTAAACCAGTCCTGACACTCCATCCAAGCTCGCGTCGGTTCGCAATGCTCGCTCAACTCCCCCATGATCCTAACCGCCGGGCCGCCCGTGCATAACAGCACCTCGAATTGCTCCGCCTCCATCTTCTCTCCAGGCGAGCACCATCCCGAGCGCACTTGCACGCTTAATGCGTCCTCCTCGATCTCGCGCCGCGCCTCCTCGGAATCCGGCCGTAGCCCGTTATCATCGCAACACGCCAGCCATGCCGCGTCTTCGTCGTCGTGCGTCGTTCCATCGTCCACACGATCCTTGCCCCAGCACCAGCCCGAATTGCCCTCATCGTCGGTCGTCTCAGTAACCCGGAACCCCGCATCCGTGGCCAGTTCCTTCGCCATCTCCGCATACGCATCGTCGTCATCAGCCGCGCGCAGCTTCGCTACCATCTCGGCAATGCTCGCATACTGCGCCATCGCCTGCGAACGTGCCGCAGCAATCTTGTCGTCGTCTGTATTGGCCATTGTCGCAAACCTTTCGCTTGCTATCGCAGCACCCCAACGGCACCGCGCCATTCCGTTACCCTATCAGTCGCGTAGTGTCAACATCCCCATGCACACCGCTTCATCCGGTTGCGCAGGCTGGCCACAGTATCCTTGCCAATCTTTCGCCCCAGCATGATGTCCTGCATCGCCATCGACATAGGACCCGCAAGAAAGTCCCTGAAATCAACAGGCACCTTGCACAATGCCTCACGCATCACCTTAGGCCAGTCCGCCCAGTCGCACGCATCCGAACGCATCCAATCGGCCAAGGCATCAACGCCCGCATAACCCCGACGCTCCTCCAGCATCAGACGTAACTGATCAATGTTCGTCTGCATTACGTTCGCCATCACACGTCACCCCTTGCGCGCCGTGCCGATTGCAGCAGCCGGTTCACTTCCAGCTCGATCGCAGCAACGCCGCTATCGTATTCCGCCTCAGTCATCCCGCTGCTCAGATATAGCTTGTCCAGTGCATCCATGCGCCGTTCCGCCCGACGCTCGATCTGGTCTTCGCTCATCGCCCACATATCTCCCCGCCCTGATCTTCCCACCGCGCATCCAAACCATCGCCAGCGTAATCGTTCACCGCCGCATTCATCGCCGCGCGGATTACGCCAGTGCAGCGCGCGCTGTTCCCGTCCAATCCCCCCACATGCGCAATGGCACCCGTCACACGTCCCGCAATGGTGCCTACCGGGTAATACGTGGCAACCTCCCCTGCCTCAATCCGCGCCCCACAACACGCGCAATCCCCCGCATACTTCACCACCAGCGTCCGCGGTGTCGCACGCGCAACCCTATACCCGTTCCTACGATATCCCATTGTCCTAAGCCCCTCGCTCAGTGTGGGGCGCCAGCCCAGCGCCGGCGCCCGTGTGTCGCTATTCCCGCACAGCTATGCCGCTATCGTTCCCATCGCTGCCATGTCACCGCGCAACGTGTCGCACTCATCCGCAAACACACTGCGCAAATACTCCTCCCCACTGTCACTCTCAACTGCCCACAATCCAGGCGATAGCAGCTCATACACGGTGTCATGGCCATTCCGAACGATCACGATATCGGCTCGTGCCTGGATGCCAATCAACGACCAGTCACCGCGTCGCCATGATGCAATCCGGTCCGCATCCTCATCCGCGTCCATCCAGTCCAATGGACTCGCGTCGCAATCGTCGTGCTCGATCATGTGAAACGACACGTAGCAACCATCCGGCCGCACAGTGTCGAACATCCGATATTCGGTCATTCCCAAGCCCCTCGCTCAGTTCCGGTAGCGCCCAGCGCGCAACTACCCAATCGCCATACCTGGCCATTGTGCCCGCCATATCCATCAGGACATGGCGCGCAGCATGGTCAGATCATCACATCACACGTATTCAGCCTGCCGCTTGTAACTCTCCGTCGCGCCTATCCCCTTGCACATACGCGCCGAATTGTCGGGAGAACACTGCGAACGTAACTCCCATGTCGCGACCAGCTTGCGCAACGTTTCGTCACCACGAAACACATGCAACCGCAACGCATCCCCATGCAAGCCAGCCTTCGCCAAATACCCGTTGGAATGATAGTCGGGATAGAACTCGAACTTGATCGCATCGCCAGCCCGCAACGTGCCAAGCACACTCTCAGCATGGCCGCCCTGTGACCAATACAGCCATAGCATCTCCCAGCATTGCACGCGCGTCACATCTTCCGGCTTATAGTCGAAGCCATAGACGCGAACCGGCGCCGCTATCGCATGATACTGGTCCGTGGCGAATGGATCACGTTCGCTCTTTACAGCGCGCTTGATAAGGAATGCTTCGCACTTGCTCGCATCGCTGCCATCAAAGCGCACAGTCAGAAAATCAGCCTTGCGCAACGCCGCAATGTCCAGCTTCGTCAAGATATATGGTTCAACGTATGCCATGATGTTTCGAGCCTTTCGCTCCGATCCGGCTCGCCCATCGCGCGCCGGTCTGATATGGTATACGCTGCCCAATGCCACATAGTCCATACACAAACAAATAAATCGTAAGGCGCGTAATCCTTGCCCCTAACTGAGTTCACAATCGACGCGCAACGCTATACCGCAATCAGTCGCGAGCAACGACCCACTGCAAACGGTCGACTCGTCACTGTCCAGGTATGGCAATCCATCTGTCCAGACTGCGGAAAGCCGTTTACCCAAGAGCAACGCCGCGCCTTCTCGCCAGAGCGCAACGCCTATCGCCGCTGCAAAGCTTGTAAGCGGGGGCCAGGTCGCCGAGTTTCACGTAACGCGCATCATGCAAGTCACTCAGCTTATCCCGTAGCTACCTATGGCGCAGTCCCAGACCCAACACTCGACAACCTCATGGATGCTTCTGAGCGCCGATTGACACGCGTCGCACATCCCCAGCGTGGCTTGCCTGAGTCGTGGTCAGACTGATCGCCGCACCCCATCGCAAACTACGCCGATCGCAGAATTCCGCGCTTTCACGCCCCATACAGGATCATGCAACATCCACAAACGGCCGTATGCTACAGTGGCCGACCTGGTATTATACAATGCAATCAACGATCTAGCCGCTTACCGTTCCGGTTCCGCGTCCATATGACCATCCGTCTGCCGAGCCATGGACACCACGTCGAACTCACGCCGACCGACCGTCAATGGGACGCAGGCTTGGCCACCAGAGGAAGGCCCGGTCACTATTTCTTCCGGGTTTTGCGGGGGATTTCCGTGTGATTACAAGCGTCTACCTGATGGGGAGGTGCCAATGGTCAATTCACGTCGGAAGCGCACTGTGGGGCGAGGGGCGGAGTATTATGCGTATCTGCGGTCGCCTGAGTGGGCTGATGTGAAGCGACGGTATCTGGCGTCGAAGCTGCCGAACTGGTGCTACGTGTGTGCCGATCTGTTGGTCAGAGGGACGTGTGAGTTCCACCACCGGACCTACCAGCGTCTGGGGAACGAGACGCTGTGGGACATCGTGCCGGTGTGTCGTGGGTGTCACGAGCGGGTCCACGACCGGATGAAGCGGAAGGTGGCTGGGCGTGCCGCGAATGGGTTGAACCGACCTACGGCCTGGCGAGAGAGCAAGTTACTGTGGCAGGCGACGGAACAAGAACGCGAGCATCGCTGGAAGCACGCGCCCGCTCCATCACCCGACGAATTGGCCAGGACCCCGCACACCAGGCGCAACCTTGAACGATGGGGCGTTAGCTGGCCACCTAGAAAGCACTGGCAGAAAGTGCTGCTCCGGAAGTGGTCGAGAACGCCGAATCGGGGGACAGACGCGGTGGTTTCGCCGTCCGTAAGATCAATCGCGCAGAAGTGATAGTGGGGGAGGAGACGCACTTGCCCCGTTCTTGGGGCGATCGCGCTTAGGTAGCGCGCTGTGATCGAGGGGTTAGGGAGCGGGTCAGCCTGTACTCCAACCCTTGTGGGGTTCCTCGGCACTCTCGCCTTGTGGGGCGACTGGCGGGAAGCACGGGCCATCACAGCGACTGATCGTGCTCTTGACGGTTGCGGTGCTCGCAGAGCCGTCCCTGGTGGTTGCAGGTCTTCACCGGGTTTCTCTCCGCAGCTTGCAGGCCAACAACCGTTCGGCGTGTCCGGGGCCTATGCTGCCCTTGGAGGAACGGGCCAAGGGCCAGGGGCCGCGTGTAACAAGCCCTGGTGCGCGGACTATTCCCGCAAACACAGCCACATAGAGCACGGTTTCCGTGCTAGGTGGCAAGGTGAATACGGTGCGGTTAGCGGGCAATGGGATGCTCGGGCCAGCTCTAACGAGGCCACAGACCGAATTTTTGACGGTAACGGGATACCGCTATGTGGACGTTGACGGTGCTGATCCGGGGTCGGGGGACGACGATACCGCTGTATTTCGAGGCGGAGGGGGCGGCGAAGGCGGCCCAGGAGGCCATTTTGGCGCAGGAAATGGGCCAGTGCCGGGTGACGGACAGCGGGGGCCGGGTTCTGACGTTCGACCGGATGATGCTGGATGCGACGGTGCTGGAGGGGGATCAGTGATCAGGGGCGTACTGTACTATATGTGCTCTGTGGAGGAGATGGTTGATGGACCGATCTGATCCGGACTGGTCGCCGGGGATGGCTACCGACGATCGCAGCCTCACCGAACCATACGGCCCATTTGCCGCCGGCATGATTGCCACTCTGCGCCGGGAGCTGGGGCGGGCGAACGAGATCATCGCTTCATGGCGGCGGGTGATCGAGGAGCTGCGGACGAAAGAGCACGGTCTGACGCAGACGATCGATGAGCAGCGCGCGCTGATCGCCGACCTTGAGCGCGACCGCGATGCGTGGCGCGACAAGGCGCAGCGGACAGCAGGTCCCGCATGCACAACCGTCCATACAGCCGAGTGGCCACCGTTCCCCGCAAGCGCGCTGACCAAGGGTGACGGGATTTACCGTGGCGAGCTTGGATGATCGACGCAGATCGCATCGTCGCGCCGTCCGACACCGCATGGCTCCAGGTGCCGCTTAGACTCGGCGGCAGCACCTCGCGGCTGCGGATGACGCTGGCAGAGGCGCGTGAATTGCGCGACTGGCTGACGGCGAATGTTAGAGACGAGGACTTTGGTGGGTCGCCTGATAATGGCCGATGATGATGTCGTCTGGTTCCGATTGCTGCCCGCCCGCCAGGCGCGCATTCGCAAGCCGGCGGGCGACGAGTTCGAGTCTGCATGGCGGTTGATCGGGATGCACAATGCGGACAGGCGGCGGGTGCTGGTGTGGCGCGTGCCGGCGGATAATCCGGGCCGTTTCATGGTCCCCGATGGACTGATGCGGATACCGTTCCTGGTGTTCTCCGATGAGACGATTGAGGATCGGGATGATGTGATCCTGCCGATCCTGGACGGGATCATGCGGGATGCGGAGGCGGCTCGGCCTATGCCGGAGGACCCGGATGGGCGGTTTGTTATGACGGGGGACCGGCCGTTTCCTGGTTGGGTGAACTGAGGTGGCGAAGGCCGCAACCAAATGGCTGCCATTGTTCCGGACCTACATCAGTCACCTCCGGATCACCAGCAAGCACGCGGCTGAAGACCCTGATGGAGACGGCATTCCACTGAAACTATGGACCTCGCAGACGCGCGTACTTGAGGAGATATGCGATGGTTTGGAGAACGGCATCCACACGTTCTACGTGCTCAAAAGCCGGCAGCTTGGCGTTACTACTGTTACTCTAGCGATATTGTTGTTCTGGTTGGCTCTGCACCCCAATACCATCGCGTGCCAGGTGTCGGAGAGTGACAAGTCATCGGTGAAAAACCGAGCTACAATCTCAGCTTATCTCGCATCGCTCGAAGCCTTCATGGGCAAGAGCTTCGGGGTCATCAAGAACAACAAGTACGGCATTACGTTCCGCAACAAGAGCCGGTTGGACTTCCTGGTGGCGGGAAAGAGCAAGACCAACTGGGGCGAGGGTGAGGGCTATCTTGCCGGTGTGCTGACCGAGGTCGCGGCGTATGGCAGAGAGGAAGGCATCGACAGCTTCCGACATGCTACCGCTCCCGAGAACCCACGCGCTTTATATATTTACGAAGGCACCGCAAAGGGTCCGAACCACTGGAAGGATATGTGGGAAGCAGCACTACAGGACGAGTACACCTCGCGCTGCATCTTCGTGGGCTGGTGGTCACATGACTTGCAGAGGATCAAGGCAACTGACCGCCGGTTTGTGTCGTTTGGCATAGAGCAACCGACACCTCTGGAGCACGACTACATCGTGGCCGTTCGGCACCAGTACGGTTACGAGGTCGATCGCGAGCAGTTGGCTTGGTATCGGTGGCAGGCGACACTGCCTAATTCTAACATCGCCGATCTTGATCAGAACCAGGCGTGGACGGCCCAGCAGTGTTTTGTCCAGTCCGGCATTAGCTTTTTCCAGACACGGTTGCTGGCAAAGCGGCGTGATGAGATACAGGACGCGCCAGCCAATACGAGCATCGAGGACGGCGGGTTTGGTTACAAGGCTTACAACTTCTACCTCGGCGATGACTACCATCTGTCCAAGGTCGAGGAGATCATCTCGTTCATACCGCCGGAGCAGCGCAAGCTCCGCATTTGGGAAAAGCCGCACCCTGAGGGGTGGTATTCGATCGGCGTTGATCCTGCGTTCGGGCGAAATGACGTAGGAGATTTGCATGCTATTGAGGTGTGGCGGTGCTTCGCTGACCGCATGGTGCAGGTGGCGGAGTGGGCCGATAATGTGCCCGATACGCGGCATTGCGCATGGGTCATGGCGTTCCTGGCGGGGCAATATCAGAACTGCCGGCTGAACGTGGACCTGACCGGCGGGCCGGGGGCGGCAGTGATGCAGGCGTTCCAGGACTTGCGCGACCGCATGCGCAGCGAGCTTTATGCCGGCAAGGTCGAAGTGTTTGAGGACTTCCTGGCGGCTGCGAACTGGTATCTGTACCGGCGCATCGACAGTCCAGGGCCAGGGTATATGTACAACACCAAGGTGGGGCGCGATCTCAAGTTCCGCATGATGAACATGCTGCGGGATAGCTGGGTCACCAATCTGTTGGAGATCAGGTCGATACCGTTGCTGGATGAAATGGCCAACGTGCGACAGGCGAACAGTGATATAGCAGCAGAGATCGGGCCGAGTGGGACTGGCAAGAGCCGGGATGATCGGACGTTCGCGCTGGCGCTCGCGCACCTCACATGGGCCGAGAACCTGCGGCCGGGACTGATCGCGCAGGGGATCACCTGGGAGGGCACCAAGGCCAAGGAGAAAGGCGAGATTTCACCATTGGCCGATCGGTTAAACAGGCGCGTGTACTCGCTGATGAAAGCGGCGGACGAGGCAATGGACCTGCCACCTCCGCGCACGTTCTTTGAACAGAGGGGCTTGAACTAGCCATGCCGCTTGACCCTCAGTCGATCATATCAAACGAAATGACCGGTTCCTACAGTTTCGACTATAAGGTTCCCCACAAGATCATATTCTATGGATCAGACAACCAACCAGCCGTAACACTGGACTTTGACGCCGACCCGCCGACAGTCACGCTGCGTCCTGGCATGACCGTCACTGAAGCGGCCAAGATGTTCTGGAACAAGTCGGCGGAATTGATGGGGCAAAAACCACCGTTTCCAACGGACCCATAGCAACCATGATCGAGCGCCTGCCCTGTGGAACTATCAAGCCACCCTGGACCACACGGCCAGCCGATCGCTATCTGTCGCACCCCCATCTGAATATCGCCATCATCCAGACCTTGTTCGACCCCGAGTTCGTCTACGTGGTGACCGAGCAGGTGCTGCCCATATCCGTCCTCGATGCCGTCTCGATGGTTGTCCAGTGGCGGACAGAACACTTTGGAGCACCCGATGAAGGAAAAGACGCCGCCGCCTGACGAAGCTGTATCGCTTCCTTTCGAGCCAACCCTGAAGATGTTGATCGCTGGGAAGTCGTCGCTGTTCTCTTGTGCTGAAGACCCCACCTTCGACGATGTTCGCAAGGTGTACGCTGCGGTCATAGCCGCATGGATGCAAGAAAGGAGGTCTTCCGTTGAAGGAACCGACACCGACGCGGCGGCTTGATCCGCGGGCCATGGCCGTCCAGGCACGGCAGGAGGCGCCGGAGCCGGTGCGAGGCCCCGTCGCCGAACCGCCCCGGTTTACCATGGTGGACGACCGCGTGGACTCTGCGCCCGCTCCGGTTCTGGAGCGTGTGGCCCCCGGACTTGATCCGGGGGCTACCAGCGCCGCCGTGGCCGAAGCGTTTGCCGCGGTGGAGGAGAACCCGTGGCAGACCATGGACACCGCGCCCAAGGACGGCACGTTGATCGAGGTCCGCGATGGCGTCATGGCCGTGTGGCGGGTGACGAGGTTCAGAGACCCCATAGCCCGGAAGTGGAAGGTGCGGGCCTACTGGGCAGACCCAATCACGCGGGATGAGGTGCCCAATGTCGAGCAATGGCGCATGCTGCCCGGCTACGTGAACCCGTGGAACCCGGTGCCGGCATGATGGCATGGCTTTGCAACTTCATGCCACACAACTGGCTGCATATAAGGTATGGGATATGGCAATGCACGCGCTGCAAGGAACTGAGCGTCGGCCGAGATCCTGATTTGCAGTCCGATGACTGATGACCGCACACGCTGGAAGCACTCGTTCAGATGCCGTAGCTGTGGTGGCCGCTTCAGCGTGCTGCGGCTCACCGCCGACCCCGACCGCGTGAAGCTGCCCCGCTGTCCCCGCAAAGGATGCACCGGCAAGGTCCGGCAGAGCTACGTCGAGGACAAGGGCTTTGATCCCGCAGACGGCATCGCCCCGGCGGTCGTCGGTGCCAACGTCCAGGTCCGAGCGTACGACACCGCGTTGGAGATCGTGGCCCAAGACCACGCCATGACTGATATCAAGGATAGGTTGCGGCCAGGAGAGACAAGCGTCCCCTCGCTTGCGCCACACCTTCAGAAAATGGCCGACAACTTCTGGGGCGGTCAGCGCAAGCAACCCGCAGTGCGCCGCGGCAAGGTGGATCTGAGTCCCGTGTTCGGCCAACGGGCGATCGACGCCCAAGGCGGCGTCCCCGCCGGCGCTCAGTTCTCGCTGGACCGCGGCAGCGCCATCGCGCCTATCCTTCAGCAACCAGGCAAAGCACCGGGGGATAGTCCGATCCCCAAGCATCAGATCATCGCCGGGTAGCCGAGGAACGGAGTTGGTGCTATCCCAGGACTTGCAAGACGGCACGAACCGTCCTGCAAGCCCCGGTAGCTAGAAGCGGATCATGAACAAGAGCCTGATCCGCTTCTTCCACCGGAAGACGACCAGGATAAACATCCTCGCGTCCTCCGTACCATCGACACCCTGAACGGGCGAACCTGCCCGCTCTCGCAGGCAATCGGTGGCACAGCAATTATAGCCAATTCTGCGTTGATCGGTAGATCGTAGCTTTTCAAGAGGATACGTGCCATTGTGGACCTCGGACGTGAACTACAGGCACCCCGGAGGAACACCATGGCCGCCGTGACACTCGATCAGACCGTGCAGGACGAAATCGGCGCGATCAACATCGCCAACGACAAACTAGCCGCCAGACTGACCGCTCTGGAGGAGGAGAACGCCGCGCTGAAAGCCGAGCTGAAGACGCCGGGTGCGCTGCTGAAGCCGACAACGCTGGATGCGATCAAGGCCGCCCGCGCGCAGTCCGAAGCCAACGCCGCCAAAGCCGAGAAGATGGCCGCGCACCTGCCGGAGACCGAGAAGGTCGAGGCCGCACAGCGTCCGGCACCCCCGCCCCCGCCGGCGCCTCGGCCGGCACCCACGCCGCCAGCTCCGCAGCCGACACCAGCCGGCGCGATGGCGACCGCGTAGCCATCCGGTTCCTGCCTTGTGCGTATTCCCTCGCGGCACCGCGGCCAATGGGCGGCCGAACTCATCCATGACTGCTCGGTGTCGCGGGCGCAGCGCATCCAGAGAGGCATAGCCTACAGGAACTTGTTTCTAACAGGGTCCGAGAATGGCGTTCCACAGACGTTTCTAAGAACGCACGACTTCATCCTCGATCTGCTTGCCGTCCTCTATTCGCCATCCGACCTGCGTTTCACGGTAGATTTCTTCGGCCAGGTCTCGCCCGTCGAGCGCGCGAAGGGCGTGGTCGCCGCCGCCATCCTCCATCAGCACATAGGGCAGGCGGAGATCGATGACGCCTGCGGTGAAGCCGCGCTGTGGTCGCTGATCAAGGGAAAGGCGATCCAGCAAATCGTTTGGTCCCGGCAGGGTCTGGAATCCTACCTGATCCAGCCGGAAGCCTTCGGCGTTTACAACGAGAGCATTTCGTCGCTGGAGCGACAAGAAGCGTTCGTCCATACCACTTTCCCGACCCGCTCCAAGTTCCGCCAGATGATCTACGGGCTGCCGGAGGCCCGTCAGAAGGAACTGATGGCCGCGTGCGATCGGTTGACCACGCGAGGGCGCGAAGGCGACGACAGCACGAACGTGCTGAAGCAGATCATCGTCGGCGGGCTGTATCCATACGCCACGCAAGGCTCGCCGGCGGGGCAGTCGGGCGGTCAGATCACCCACCTGTTTGCGCCACAGGCCACCATGCCGCCAGCCGTTGTCGATAGCCTCGTTCCGATGGAAGAATTGTGGGTCTGGAATGAGGCCCAGGATGACTGGTGCACGATCACCATGGTTGGCGAGGAGATCGTGTTCGGGGAGGACCAGCTTTTCAACGCCTTCAGCAGCCAATACCCGGTCAAGGACGAGAAGAACCCGCTGAACGGCAAGCACGGCTTCATCGAGTTCTGCCCGATGCCGCTGGATCAGAACTTCTGGGGATTGTCGTTCGTCTATCTGGTCGCTTTGCTACAGCGTTCGATGAATAACCGCATCGACGGGATCAACACTATGCTGCGCAAGGAGGAAGACCCGCCGCGGTTTGCCTCCGGCACAATGGGCATTAACCAGAACGCCTACGCGAAGCTGAACAAGCCGGGCGGATACTTCACGGACGGCTCTCCGAACGCGAAAATCCAGGATATCGTCAAGGAAATTCCCACCGATCTCTGGAAGTCGTTACACGAGCTTAACCAGATGTTCGATCAGATCGCAGGCATGCCGCCGATGATGCGTGGCGAGGCCGAGGGCAGCGTGCGCAGCCAGGGGCAGAGCGATGCGATGATCCGCATGGGCGGCGCGCGGCATAAGAACCCGGCGCTGAAGCTCGAACGCAGTGTGGAGCGAACCGGCGCGTTGTGCCTCGATATTCTGCGCGCGAAAACCGTCGATATTCACACCGCATGGGTCAAACCAAACGTCAAAAGTCTGGAGATAGACGCGGAACCTGATCCGTCGCTTGAACCGCCCGCACCCGGCATGCAGCCGGTGTCATTCCAACTGCGGCATTTGAGTGAGCGTGCGCGAGTCACGGTTGATTCGCATAGCAGCAGCCCCGCGTTCAGGCACGAAAATAGGGCGCTTTTGTTTGCGTTGGCGAAGATCGGTGCGGCATCGCCGCAACAGGTCGTTGCAGGAACGCACCCGCCGAACGAAGATGCGATGATCGAGGATATCGAGGCCAAAACGATCGAGCAGGCGGCGTTCCTACAGGCGCACCCAGAACTGGCCGCCAAGGGCGGTGGGAAGACCAAGCACTAGGCTCAACCCACCACCACCGTCGCCGTCGTAACGCGCGCTATTCAGCCGGCGGGCGGCGTCGGCTGAGCGGTCTCGACCACGTTCGCGATGTCCAGACCGATCTGCGACGGCACGAATGCCGGTGCTACCTGATCAAACAGTTCCGCGTTATCCGCGGTGTTGCCGGCGCTGTCCGTGATCGCAATCCCGATACCCGTCAGCATGGGCGTGGTGACCGCCAGCCAGTTCACGCTGATCGTGGTCTGACCAGCGGCATTCTTGTCCACGACGGCCTGAAGGTGCGTGGTGTCGGAGCTGACCACGGTAAACACGTCGGCCGGATCGACGGGAACCAGGGCGCCGGTTGGCGAAGTTTCAGTCACGACAAAATGTGCAACGACATTGGTTTTCAGAGGGTATGCGGCCATGACGGCTTCTCCTGTTTTGAGGTCGGTGAACGTGGGACGAAGCAGCACGATCTTGCCCGGCTGCGGTGGGGGTATGGTCTGTGAGAGAGCGGCCAATATCGCCGCCACGTCGGTCTGAAGGTTCGTCAGCGCCGCGGTGTTCGCGCGCAGTCCAGCCTGGAATTGGATGACTTCGCCCTGCAACTCGCCCTGATGACGCAGCACCCGATCAAGCAGGTCGTACAGCGTTGTGGGCGCCCGGTGGTAGTCCGGCCGGCGGTTGCTGGAATTGTCGGGCATCTGACACCCAATATGGGGACTCCCAAGGAACTATACGACCGCTCCCGTAAAATCAATGGCTTGTTGACATATGTGCAGATGAAGGATTAGCGTCGCCACAGTCTGGGTGTCCAGGCCGCGCGGTGGACTGCTCTCGCGCCCTCAGATGCTCGCTCCTGACGTTCAGGGGCGCGGATCGAAACAAGGAGACCAACGATGGACGTACGTTATCGGCGCGGTCGGCGTAGGGGTCGCAAGTAACCCTGATCCGGCTCTGAACAGGCACTGACGCGCGCCGCCCTCCTTGTTTCCCTGGTAGCGCGCGTCGGTCCCTACGGAGACCACATGGCCCTTGGGCCTATGCCCATGCCTCCCGGCGTTCCCGGCGGCGGACTGCCCCCAGGCGGTGCTCCCGGCGCAATGCCGCCCGGTATGCAGGCCCCGCCCGGCAATCTCGGCCCGGCCACCATCCCGCAGAACAACCCCGGCAACATCCTGCAAGCAATGCAGAAGTTGCAGGCCGCCACCAAGATGATCACCGAGGCGCTGCCGCAAATCCCCATGGGGACCGAACTGCACGGCGCTGTTCTCAAGATCGCCGCTGACCTCTCCAAGCACATCGGCGAGGCGCACGAGAACCACCAGAACCAGATTCAGACGCTGCTGCAAGCCATCCAGTCGTCCAAGAACGATCAGCAGATGGGCATGCTCAACCGCGTTTCCCCGCCGCCCAATCAGCCGCCCGCCATGCCCGCCCCAGGCGGTGCTGGCGCACCGCCGCCCGCAATGGCGGCGTAACAGGAGACCCCCATGGCCAACACCCAGAACAACCCGCCCGGCCCGTTCGCCCCGTATGACAACACGATCAACGAAAGTGACAGTTTGATGAAGCGCGTGCCGTTTCCCAAGATGGACATCGGCGCGAACTCCACCGGCCTGCCGTCAGGGCTGATGAAGGAAGGCCCCGGCTCGATCTCCCACGTCGGCACCGGCGTAAAGAGCCGCTGACGTGTCGGATTCAGTCAGCGTTCCACGTGGCACGTATGATCTGCACGCCCGAACAGCCGCTCTGCTGGACCGCCTGCTGGGAGATCCCCGGACCGCGGAAGAAGCGGAGCGGCTGATCGCCACCGTCAACCCTGACGCCAAGTTTCCCCATCGCGAACAGCGGGAAGCCCTGCTTGCTCCGGCCCTGAAGCGCCTGGACGAAGAATCCAAGAAGCGACAGGCGCTTGAGGAGAAGTGGGCGGATCGCGAGAAGACCGAGCGCGAGGCTGCGGAGAAGCAGCAGGAGAACGCCCTGGCCGCACGCCTCGATGCGGTGCGCGATCGCCGCGGCTTCTCCGAGGAAGCCATGCAGAAGCTGATGCAGCGCATGCGCGACCAGAACAACCCCGATGTCGATGCCGCCGCCGCGTGGGTTGCCGAACAGTCGCCGCGGCCCGGCCCGCAGGTCGGACAGAACGATTTTCTCCCCCGCAGCGTCGATGTCTATGGCGCCAACTCTGGCGACAAGGCGTGGGAGGGGTTGCACAAGAATCCCGATGGTTGGCTCACACAGGAACTCCGCAACATCGCGGTCGATCCTGAGTTCGCCAAGCTCGGTCAAGGTTAGTAGAGGGCCAGTAATCCATGTCCGGTTCAGTCACGCAATTCACCGGCCCGTCTTCTGGCGGTCTGGTTCCTGGTGGCCTCACCGGGCAGCAGCTTTCCTACATCACCCGACGCGCGATCATCCCGACCGTCTTCGTCCAGGTCTATCAGGCGCATCCGCTGCTCTCGATGCTGCTGGCGAACACGCAGGCCGCCATGGGCGGCGTCGGGCAGATCACCTTCCCGGTCCAGGGCAGCTCGTTCGTCTCTTTCCAGTGGGGCGGGTTCGGCGGAGATTTCCAAATCCCGCAGGATCAGGTCGCGCTCAATCAGGCGCAGTTCAACCTCAAAGCCGGCATGGTGCCGATCGGGTTCTTCGGCTTTGAGAGCATCATCCAGTCGAGCGAAGTGGTCATCCCAAAGCTCCGGGCGGTCACCTCTGACGCCGCCGTGGTGATGAAGCAGAGCCTCGCCACCGCGCTCTACCAGAACACCGGCAACAACCTGGCTTTGGACTCTCTGGTCGGTGCCTTCGACAACGGGACAAACGTTCCGTCCTATGGCGGCATCCCGCGGACCAACGGCTACTGGCAGGGCCAGTACTACCCAAACAGCGCCACCATCGTGAATCGCCTCGGCATCGCGCAGGCGCTGGTGAAGGTGCAGACCGGAGCAGGCGGCGAGGCCCCGGATTTCGTGGTGATGAACCCGGTCAACTGGGCCACGCTCATGGCCGACTTCATGGGCGCGGAGGTGTTTCAGACCACACCGCGATCGATCTATGGCCGGGATGCCGTGGTCAACGCCGGGTTCCGTGCGATCCGCGTTCTCGATACCCCGGTGTTCCCCGACCCGTTCTGCCCGGTCGGCGAGATGTACGCGATCAACTCGCGCTACCTCGCGATGTTCATGCACCCGAGCCTGCAAATGTACTTCACCGGGTTCGAGAGCATGATCCCGCAGGGGCAGTTGGCGTCCATCGGCGTGCTCGTGGCGGCACTGAATATGTGCTGCATGAAGCCGTCCTCGGGCGCCCACTTCACCGGGTTGCAGTCACCGGCCTGGTCGGGACCGCCATCGCCGCCGCCCGCACTCGCTTCGCAAACGGCTTTCGCCGGCCAGCCACTCGCGTAAGGGACACAGCAAATGGTTTCTCGTTTTGGTGGTGTTGGCATTGCACTGCCGCTGAATCAGACCGGCACCAACGCCCTGGCATTGCCCGCCGGCGGCTCGTTCCTGGTCCCCCCCGGCTCGTTCAACCTGAAGCACGGCCTCGCATCGTCGGTGCAGACACTGGACCCGGTGCTGAACGTGTGGCGCCCGGCAGGGTCCGAGGCGCAGCAGTGGCAGCAGGTAGACAGCGACGGCGGGAACTACCGGGTCGCGAACACGACCGGTTGCCCTCTCGCCGCACTGCTGACCAACGCCGGCACTGGCTACACGTCGGCACCGGTGGTCGCCGCAACGGCCGGCGCGTCCAAGTGGGTCGCCGTCATGGGGCAGGTGATCTCCACCACGATGACCGTGGTGCAGGGCGGCGCCAACTATGTCTATCCGCCGATCGTCATCATCCAGGCGCCCCCGCCGGGCGGGATCCAGGCAACGGCCACTTCGGTGCTGACGGCTGGTGCCGTTTCGTCGCTGGTGGTGACCAACCAGGGCGGCGGGTATCTGACCGCACCGTTCGTCACCATCCTCAACGACCCGCGCGATATCACCGGCGGCGGTGCCGTGGTCACCACCACGCTGACCGGCGCGCAGACCGTCAACGGGGTCATCTGCATCGACCATGGCAATCCCGTCACCGCGCTGCCGTCGCTCACGTTTACCGGCGGCGGCGGAACGGGTGCGGTGGCCGTGCCGCTGATGAACTGGGCGGTGCTGACCTATGCGGTGACCAGCGGTGGCACCGGGTTTACCGGCGCGGTGATCATCAACACGCTGGGCAACGGCGTGCCGACGACGGCCACGGCCTATGTCAATCCCGACACCCAGGCCAACTTCATCCGGTTCCGGCCTGCGACCATCCAGGGCGCTGCTTCGGCTGGCGTGATCGTCGCGGCCGGGCAAATCCTCATCGATCCAGGCTCCATCGGCGGCATCGCGTCAAACATCCAGATCGTCGCCACAGGCAGCATTCTCACCGCCGCCCCGACGCTGACGATCACCGTGGGCGGCGTGACCGATTTCCTCTGGATGCAGATGGGTTAGACGTAGGCGCGGATTGAACCGGTGTGGCGCTGTCCGATTATCTCCAGGAAACCCGGAGCCTGATCCGCGACGCGCAAGGGCTGTTCGTCACTGACCAGAATCTGATCCAGCGCATCAACGAGGCGCGTGCCGACATCTCGTTGCTGACCTCGTGCATCCGACGACTGATTACCGGCCAGCCGCCGTTCGGGGCACAGGCACAACCGGGCCTCGCGGTGGCCGGCGGTGCTATGCCGGGTTCCGATCCGAACAGCACATTCGCGACAATCGCCGGCCAGGAACGCTACCCCTACATCGGTTTCGGCAACCTGTACCTGAACCAGCAGCACAAGGGCCTGCGCGGCATCTGCGACACCATCTCGGTGTCCGTTTCGTGGGGCGGATCGGTGCGTCCGTCGCTCGATTGGATGCCGTTCGAGGACTTCCAGGCGTACTGCCGCTCGAATCAGGTGCTGGTGACCAACTATCCGATCGTCTGGAGCGTCTACAACGACGGCGAGGCGGGCGAAATCTACGTGTTTCCGGCGCCGCAGACCGCCAACGAGATGGAATGGGACACGCTCTGCACCGCAGGACCGATCTACAAGGATGACGACTTCGACGCGGTGCCGCAGCCGTTCAAGTCGTGCGTGAAGTACTACGCCGCGGGCCGTGTGTTCGAGGACAGCGGTCGGTATGGCGCGGCGCAGCTTGCTTTCGCACGGTTTGAGAGCAGCGCGGAGTTAAGGCGAGGTGCGGTCGATCGAGGTAAAGTACCGACCAGATATCCGGTGTGGTGATCGGCCATGTCTGACACCACACGCGGCGTTGCAAAGCTCTCCCAGGCGGTCGGAAAGGCTTTAGGGCTGCCACAGGACTTGCAGTTCTACTCTGCATTCCCGTTTGCGGGGATGAACCAGCAAGACGCGCGCACGGCGATTGAAGATTCTGAGTCGTACTGGTGTGAAAATCTAATTTGGACCGGCCGAGCCAGCCTACGGTCTCTCTGGGACCGCGGAAACACGCTGTTCAGCGATCCGGGCGGTCGGCAAATCGTCTATTTCAAGTGGTACAACATCGGCGAGGATGATTTCTGCGCCGTGTTCTTCAACGACGGCACCGCATTGCAGGTCGCCTTTCCAAGCGGTGCGCAAACCGGCATTTCAGCGGTCCTCGGCACGTTCTACAACGGCGGACAACTGCCCGTCGCACAGCAGTCCGGCAACCTGTTCCTCCTGATCGCCAATAACCTGACCCCCAACGACTATTGGATATGGGATGGGCAGGTGCTGTACGGCGCCGGCACCCTCGGGCCGTTCCAGGTCGGCGATCTGACATCTTCCGGTCTCGGATACACGTCCGCACCTGCCGTCCGATTCTTCGGCGGGTCGGGAACAGGCGCGACCGGAACCGCCACGGTGGTAAACGGCGCGGTGACCTCGGTGCAGGTTACCAACCCCGGCACGGGCTACGTGCCCGGCGATCAGGTTCAGATCGCGTTCTCCGGCGGCGGGTCGGACAGCAGTGCGTTGCTCCAGGCGGTGCTCACCGCGGGCACGGTGGATCATCTGGAACTGATCTCTGGCGGCACCGGCTACACATCGGCGCCCGCCATCGTGTTCAGCTCCGGAACGGCGGCTGCCACGGCCACGGTGACGGGTGGCGTGATCACCTCGATCAACATCACCAACCACGGTGGCGGTTATACCTCCACGCCCACGGTCAGCTTCTCAGGAGGGGGCGGAACCGGTGCGTCCGCTGTTGCCGTGCTGTCCCCTGGATCGGTTGCTTCGGTGACCGTGGTGGACACCGGCACGGGGTTCTCGGGAACGCCGTTGCTGACGTTTACCGGCGGGGGCGGCGGAACTGGCGCTGCGGCAACCGCTAACCTAACGTTCGGTGGCATTACGTCCGTCACAGTGACGGCGGGCGGTAGCGGCTACACGTCTCCCCCGACCATCGTGGTCGGCACGGCGCTGAACAACGCGGCGGCAGGCGCAATTGACGTCATGCCGTTCGGCGTCTCCGGCACGACCTTGGAGACGTTCCTGAGCAGAGTCTGGATTGCGGTTCCTGCACAGATCGCGCCGCAGTCCACGGGCGGCACGTTTCAGGTGTCGGCTCCGGCGTCGTTGACCGACTTTGCGACCTCGGATGGCGGGTTACTCTTTCCTAACTCGGACAGATTTCTTCGGAAGCATTATACGTCGTTGCGTCAGAACAACGGGTTCCTCTACCCGTTCGGTGATAGCTCGGTCTACGTTATCTCGAACGTGCAGACCAGCGGTTCCCCGCCGACCACGACTTTCCTGTTTCAGAATGCGTCGGCGCAAGCCGGAGCGGCGTGGCGCGACACCGTGGAGGACTTCGGCAAGGCGTTGCTGTTCGCAAACCAGACTGGCGTATTTGGTTTATTCGGCGGAGGTGCGTCGAAACTCTCTGACAAAATCAACAACATTTTCGACAGGGCGGTGTTTCCTCCTACTTCCGGTGCGCTCACACCATCAGGTGCGGCAGCCTCTGTTCACACGATCCCGGTCTACCTTCTGCTGTTGACCATCACCGACCCGTTTACACACACGCCACGCAATGTCCTGGTTGGGTTCGACGAGAAACGCTGGTTCGTGGCCAGTCAATCCGCCTCCCTAAAGTTCATCGGGACACAGATGATAAACAGCGAAATGACAGCATGGGGAACCGATGGCGTGTCGCTGTTCCCCCTGTTTGGCTTGCCGTCCGCAAACCTGTCGAAACTGCTGGTGACGAAGTACTTTGGCGGCGAGCGAGAACTTCTGATAAAGGAACCGTTGGCGGTGTACTACCGCGCGACGGATAAGTCCTCGAATGCTGCTGGGGTAAACCTGACGGCGACGATGGAGGGAACCGGGTGGCAGACACAGGTCGGCCAGCCAGGGCAGCCACCAGCCGAGACGTTCGTCAACCCGATACAGCCTAACTTTGTGGCTCCTGACGGGACAATGCCGAGTTGGGGTGGGCAGACGGCGGCAGTTCCAGGGTCCGCCATTGGGCTCACGCTGCAAAGTAACTCGCCGGACTTCGTGCTGTCCGGCGTTTCGATAGCGTATAGAGAAATCCAGGCACTGTTCGGATAGGAGAACAACATGGCACGCAGTAAATTCGTCCCGCTTGTAGCGCCCGGCGAGAACCCGCTAGGCATGAGGGCGCAAACGCCGAACGGAACGGCTTCCGATTGTGGAGACGGGTGGAACACGGATTATCATTATGGGCCACCAGCGAACGGGGAGCGATGGACCATGCCGCAACCCGAGTTCGACCAGTTCAGCGTGATGCCCGGAAACGGCGGATCAAAGAAGCCTGCGGGTCGGGGCGCAAACAAACGACTCAACCGCACTGGAGAGTAAAGTGCTCGCCGGTTTGTCCTCGACTCCCACCAGCGCATCGCAGTGGGCGACCTGGAGTTGGGACCACAAGGATCACCACACGCTGATCCAGCAGACCATCCTTACGCGCACGGGGACCAACTTGCAGATATTTCCACTCGACCCCATCCCCTTCGCCGAAATCCATCGTTGGCTGGAGTGGAACCAGCGTGCCCACAACGACATTAATGGTTCTTTAGGAACTCAATCGAGCGATCTGCAACAGGTGGACATCACCAACCCGCAGCAGTTGCAGGCGTGGATTTACCTGCATCGCCGCGAGCACGAATCCTGGTCCGCTTTCCTGAAGGTGTGAGGCATGGCCCTTGATCCGAGGTATGTGCTTGCACAAGGGGCGCTAGGCTCAAGGGTTCCGCCAGACTCGATGATGGATAGCCCGCAGGTTCTAGTCCTGCCGGGCACAGGCAATGAGACTGATACGAAAATCCCCAGTGACCGAGATATGGGGACTGATGCGCGTCTTGCCAAACAGCAGGAGCTATTGCGGCAGATGCAACACCTCTCCGCACAAATGGATAAGACGACGGACTTCGAGGAGAGCAAAAAGCTATTTACTCAGTGGCTGGCTGTGGGGAAACAAATAGAAGACAATCACGATAGTTTTATGCAGTCGCATGTCGGAAAATTCTTAGACCAGCAGCTTGGGATTGCCAAAGATAAAGTCGGTGATGCCGATGCCATACAGCGAGCAATTCAGGATCGGCAGAACTCGACTCGTCAGCCGATTACACCTCCTGCTCCTGGAGGCGTGCCGACCACAACGCCAGTCGCACCACCAACCAGCCAACTGATGTCCTCGCTCGGGCGTGGTGGCGACACCATGGTTGCCCATATCAATCCGCAGGAGGCCCGCCTGCTCGCTGCCGTGACAGGCGGCGGCGGCGTCAACCCTCAGACCGGCTTACGGGAGTTCGCGCCCATGTCAGCAACCATGCAGCCGACGCCATCGCCACCGACCGCAGCGCCCGTTGCCGGTGTGCCATCGCCGCAGCTTCAGGGCGCAGTGCAGGGAATGCAGCCGCCGGGCGCTGGTGGTCAGCAGACCGACGCGCAGCATTTGCAGGCGCTGGCGCGGTCAGTGTCGAACGTGATCCAGACCATCCTGAAGATGCCCGGCGTCGATCAGGCCAAGGTGCAGCAGGGCGCGCAGATGATGGCGCAGGGCTGGCACCTGATCGGGGATGCGGTGCAGGCGGTGCAAGGGGGCGGTGCCACCGGCGGCGGTGTGCAACCCGGAACACCGCCAGCAGCACCGCCCCTGGGCGGCGGCCCGCCACCACCATGACACCGTTCGTCATACTGGCGCTACCGAGGTCGCGTACCGCCTGGTTGGCTAACTTCCTCTCCTACGACCGCTACACCTGCGGCCACGAGGAACTTCGTCATATGCGCAGCCTGGACGATGCGCGCATGTGGCTGTCGCAGAACTACACCGGGTCGGCGGAGACGGCCGCAGCGCCTTGGTGGCGGCTGATCCGGCACTACCGACCCGACATCCGAATCCTGATCGTCCGGCGTGCGGTGCCCGAGGTGGTGAACAGTCTGATGACGCTGAACATGCAGGGCGTGTGCGCGTTCGACCACACCATCCTCACCCGCAACATGCACAAGCTGGATCGCTACCTCGATCGCATCGAGGCCGCGATGCCAGCCAACGTGCTGTCGGTGCGGTTCAGCGACCTCGCCAACCGCGAGACGTGCCGCCAGGTGTTCGAGCACTGCCTACCATACCGGTTTGATGTGGATTGGTGGGCGGACCACGCCGCGCGCAACCTGCAAGCCTCGATGCCGGCGCTGATGCGCTACTACCTCACCCACAAGGCGACCCTGGACGCCGCGGCAAGAAATTCCCGCCGGAAAATGCGGATCGTTCTCGGTGCGAGACGGTCTCTGCCGGTTGTGGCTGATGATGGCGTGGCGATCGGACAGGAGAACTTCGAGACCATGTGGCGCGATGGTGGGGCGTTGTTCACCGAGCATTGCATCGCGGTCGGCGAGGCGCCGGATCAGTGGACGCGGAAGAACCTGCCGTTGCTGCGCAAGATGGACGACGAAGGCGTGGTGCAGTGGATCACCGCACGGCAGAACGGCCGCATGCTGGGGTATCTGGTCTCAGTGATCGGGCCATCGCTTGAAGCCGTTGATTTGCTGACGGCGACGCAGACGTTGTTCTTCGGCACGTCCGATGCGGCGGGGTTTCGGATCGGGCAGCGGTTGCAAAGCGCGGCAATCGAGGCGGCCGAGGCGCGGCACGTTGGCGAGGTCTATATGCGGGCTGGCGTTCGTGGTCAGGGCGCTCGGTTGGGGATCATGTACCGGCGCATGGGAGCCGAACCGTTCGGTGAACTCTACAAACTCACTCTGAAAGCGGCGTAGTCATGGGCCTGGGTGCAGCGGTTGTCACCGGCATTGCGGCGGTCAGCGAAGCGATCGGCGGGGTAGCCGCCTCGGTCATTGGTGCGGGCGTAGTCGCAGACGCCATCGGAACAGGGGTGACCGGAGCACTGATCGGGGCCGGCGTTGGCGCGGTCGGTGGGGCCATTACCGGGCAGGGCGCGCTGAAGGGCGCCGAGTTCGGCGCGCTGACGGGCGGCACTGTGGGTGCAGTCGGTCCTGCGTTGGGTAGCGCGCTGGGAATCGGGACTGTCGGCGGTGACGCGCTGGCGGGCGCCGGCGCTGGCGCTCTCGGGGCTGGATTGACCGGCACCAATCCGTTGACCGGGGCGTTGGAGGCTGGCGCAGGTGGCGCTCTCGCTGGTGCTGCGGGCGCCCTGGCACCGCCTGGCACGTCCAGCGGATCGGCGGTCGAGGGCGCCACGTCGGGCGTCTCCCCGATCAGCGGCGGGCCTGGGCCGTCTGCTGCGGCTCTTGCAGCGCCGCCCGGCACTGCGCCGGACCTTCCCGTGCCGGCCCCTGATGCGGGCACCGGAGCGGGAACACCTGGGGCACCACTTCCGACCCCGCCGATACCGCCAGCAAGCGGCCCGCCTGCATTGGGGGGAGGTGGTGCTGGTCTGGTCGAACCCGGCGGGCCGACACCACCTGCCGACTTCACCGCGCCGATCGGTGCCGGGGGCGCCGGCGATCAGGCCAGCATCGGCGTCACTGCGGCACAACCCGGAGCGGATCTCACCGCATCGCCGTCCACAACGCTGTCCAACGCCACGGCTGGCATCGGGGCGGGGGCGGATCAACAGCCGTTCACCCTCGCGGCGACGACGAGCGAGCCTGTGACCGGCGTGGGAGCGGGTGCAGACCAACCCCAGAGCTTCACCACAGCGGATGCTGCCAATGCCGCGTCAACCAATTTGCCCATTCCCCCCGTCCCCCCGGCGCTGGATGCCGCCGGCAACCCAGTGTTCGATCCCGGTGGAGCGCCAACGTATCCGACCATGGATGCCGCTCAATCAGCCCTGGCGTTCAACCAAGCCGGCGGTGTCGCTTCGACGGACACAGGGGCACCGACCGGAACCGGGTTCTTGGGCAAGGCCGGAGACTTCCTTTCCAAGAACGCCGGGTTGGCACTGACCGCAGGCGCGCTCGGCATCGACTTCCTCAAAAGCAAGCAGGGTCTGGCGGCTGTTCCGGGCGATGCACAACTCACCCAGATCGCGCAACAGGAACAGGCGCAGTCGCAGCAACTGGAGGGGTTCCTGACATCCGGCACGCTGCCACCCGCCGTGCAGACCTCGCTCGATCAGGCGGCCCGCTCGGCGACCGCGACGATCCGAAGCCAGTATGCCTCGCGCGGCATGTCAGGTTCGTCGGCCGAGGCGCAGGACGTGGCGAACGCGCACAACGCCATCGTATCGCAGGGCGCGGACATTGCGACGAAGCTGCTGGCGCAGGGGATCAGCGAGGGCAACCTGTCTGCATCGCTTTTCAACACGATCTTCCAGGCCAATCTGAGCCAGGACGCGATCTTGCAGAACGCGCTGGGGTCGCTTGCCGCTGCGGCGGCTCGCCCGTCCATCAGCGTGAAGGCGGCGTAGCATGGCACTCGACGCATCAGTGTTGCTGGGGCCGCTGCCGAGTTCTGACGCGCAGGCTCTGCTGTCCCGCGATCCAACGGAGTTCAACAAGGCTCAGGACTCGAAGGCGCGTATCGCTGGTGCAACCAACGGAACTCCAGCTCCTACGCCCCCGCCTACACCCCCGCCTTCCACCAACGACAACACTGCCCGAGACCGCGCCAAACTCGACGCGCTGGAAATCACCGCCCGCCCGCCTGTGCTAACCAAACCCCCGCCGCAGGACGTGGCCACCGACCCACTCCAGGCGTTCGGGCAGCCGGCGATGTGGCTCGCTGTATTCGGCTCGCTGCTGACGCGACAACCTATGGCCACCGCTATCATCGCGGCCGGCAAGGTGATGGAGGCGACGCACAACCTCGATACCGCACAGGCGAAGCAGGCGTACGATAGCTGGAAGGTGGAAAGCGACAACGCGCTGAAGCTCGCGAAGTTCGAGCAGGATGCCTACAAGGCCGCGATCGATCTGTACGGCAAGGATGCGCAGGCTGGTCTAGCGCAGATGCGAACGCTGAACCTCGCGTACCAGAACCAGAACATGCAGCACATTCTGGACGTTGAGGGGCCGGACGGTCTGGAGCGGTTTCTAAAGCAGCGTGGTCAGACGATCACCACGGCAGCGGAGCAGCAGTCGCTTCTCGACAAGCATTTGCAGGAGGCAAAAGACGACGCTGACATACGGACTCAAATCCGAACCGAACACCCGGACTGGAGTGCTGGTCAGATTGCACAGGAAGCGGCGAACCGGAAGCGTGGTGCCGGCGAGGGTTCAACACGACCGGAGACCGGTGCAGCCGCGACACAGGCTGATGTGGCAAAGGTGGCGAAGGCGGAAATCGACAGTCAGAACGCAACCCGCCGACTGGACGGGCAACCGCTGCTGACCGACGCCGAGGAAGCACACATTCGGCTCGATACCCAGAGACAGACTGCCTCCGACTTCGCCGAGGCCAAGCGAAAGAAGGCAGACCAGACGGCGATGCTGACGCCCGATGCGGTGGACCTCGATGCCAAGCAATACCTGCGGACGGGCAGCATGCCGGCCATGGGCCTCGGTAATGCAGCCGCGCGCATTCAAATCCAGAACCGCGCGGCAGAGATCGCCAAGGCTGACGGCAACACCATAGACGATTACATCAGCGGTCGCGCCACGCTGAAGGCCGACAGCGCATCGCTATCCCAGATCACCAAGATCGCCGACGCGGTAAACGGGTTCGAGCAGACGGCATTGCGCAACATGCAGATCGCCAAGGAACTCATGGACAAGGGGGCGGGAACGTCCGCTGGGCCGGTGGTGAATCGCTGGATCCAGGCTGGCCGTGTGGGGACTGGCGATGCCGATGTGGCCGCGTTCAACACCGCGATGGGAACAGTGGCCGGCGAATACGGCAAGATCATCAGCGGCGGCTCGGCCTCGATCGCCGCGACACCGGAAGGCGCGCGGCAGGAAGCGGCGGACTGGCTGAACAAGATACAGTCGCCAGAGGCTATTGACGCACAGTTCGACGTGGCACGCCGCGATATGGCGAACCGGAAGAACTCGCTCAATGACCAGCGTGCGCTGATACAGCAGCGGTTGCGTGATCCGAGCGCGGGCGGACAGGGAACACCGCCGGCGCCCGCAACAGGCACCCCGGCTACCGCTACTCCAGCAACTGCGACGCCCGCCACAGCGACGCCGCAGCAGCACATCAGCGAAGTATCATCGGAGGCACACTACAACGACCTTGCCTCCGGTTCCTGGTATCGCAAGCCTGACGATCCTCCGGGATCTCATAGGGTCAAGCCGTAATGGCGTGGGGGAATGATCCTCTGGTTGCAACACCAGCACCAGCACAAACACCGGCTCCTTCCGGTTGGGGAAACGATGCTCTCGTGCCAACGCCTGGACAGGCTTCCCCACCAGTGCAGCCAATGTCGGGCTTGCAGCGGTTCGGCACTGGGCTGGCCGATCCGTTGCTCGGCACAGCACAGGTCGTCTCCCATGTGTTGCCCGACCCGCCCGAGGGAACCCCGTCATTCGATGCGGTGATGAAGCAGCGAGAGGCCGACATCCGGGCCGGCAGCAAGCCTGCCGATGTGGTGTCAACAACGCTGGACCCCCAGGGCCGCGCCAGTCACACCACCACTAAGCAGACCATGCCTGATCCCATGCGGACCTTGGGCAACATCGTCAGCCCGATGAACCTCATGGCACCGGCTAAGACGCTCGGGGAGGCGACTCTGGCGCGGCGCGTCGGGTCCGCAGCAGTCCAGGGCGGACTGATCGGCGGAATGCAGCCGGTGACCGACGACCACTTCTACCGCGAAAAGACGCTCCAGGTCGGGGGCGGCGCGCTGGTCGGCGGTTTACTGCCAGGCGTGGAGTCCGGCACCAAAGCCATCGGGGCATGGCTCACCGGCCTCAAGGGAGAGGAAGCGATCAAGGACAAGGCCACCCAGGCTATTCTTTCACGGATCGAAAAGGATCGTTCCGGGGGAGGACCGACAACCCAGGACATGCTGGACCTGATCAACACCACGCCCGGAAAACCGCTCACCATCGCTGACGTGGGTGGCGAGAACCTGAAGGCGCTGATGGGCCGCATAGCCCGCAGCCCCGGCGAGGCTCGTCAGATCATCACCGAGTTCCTGAACGATCGCGACCTGAACGCTGGTCTGCGGCTGGACAAGGACGTTGCAGGCACGTTCGGCGGGCAGTCGGCTTTCGAGACGTTCGACGCGATGAAACAGGGACGGTCTATCGCCGCTAAGCCATTGTTCGAGAAAGCCTATGAAGGCGGCAGCATGGCGCCACTGAAGGATCAGTTCGAGACCGCGTATTCCGATGCTGGCCGCGTGCTGGCAGACGCCAACAAGGCGGTCTCCGATGCCCAAAACCGCATCACTCAAGCCGCGGCACGCCAGTCCCAGGCCGGCAACGACGTGTATGCGACCTCCGGTGCCAATCAGGACATGCGCGCCGCGCAGTTTGAGCTGCAAGAGGCGCAAAAAGGTGTCGATCGCGCCGTTCAGGTCCGGCAGGATATCGCCAGTCGGGTGCAAGAGGCGCGGGATGACATAGCCTCTGGCAAGAAGGGAGCGGTCTGGAGTCCGCGCATACAGCAGTTCCTCGACAATCCCCGCATTCAGAGCGGGATCAAGCGCGGACTGGTGATCGAGCGGGATACGGCGCTGGCGGAAGGCCGCGCCATGAACCCCAGCGATTACGCCATTGTCGGCACCGATGAACAGGGCGAACCGATCATCGGCAAGGTGCCCACCATGCGGTTGCTAGCGGTGGCGAAGGAAGGTCTGGACCGCATCCTGCAATCTCCATCCATGAGGAATGAGTTGACTCAGGAACTCAACAAGGAGGGTGTTGCGGTCGATCAGGTACGGCGCGAGTTCCTGAAGGAACTGGACGGCATCAACCCGGACTACAAGGCCGCACGGGCGCAGTGGGGTGGTGACACGCAGAGCATGGTCGCGCTGAAAGCGGGACAGGACTTCCTCAAAGCGCACCCGGACCAGATCAAGAGCACGGTTCAAGATATGTCGCCCAGCGACAAGGAGTTCTACAAGCTCGGTGCGGCAAGCAGTTTGCGGAAGATCATCGCGCAGACCGGGGCGCAGGGTGATGAGGCGCGGCGGATCGTTGGCAACGCATACACCCGTGCGCAGCTTCGTCCGCTGTTCGATGACAACGCCTCGTATGAAAAGTTCATCGACTCGGTGAAGGCCGAGACGACCATGTTCCAGACCCGTTTCGCCACGTTGGGTGGTTCACAGTCCGCAGCACGATTGGCGGAGGACCAGTCGGCGCCGGACTACATGGGTATGGCTCACGGGTTACAGGGGACTGTGAGTGCTGCGCACGGCAACTACCCAGGAGCGGTCTACCATGCGACGCGGTTCCTGGAGAAGTTCTTGCCCAAGGGCAACCCGAACGTGAACAAGGAGATCGCGCGGTTCCTGACGCTGCCGGGAGGTGAGGCGGTAAACAGGGTGAACGCTGCGACGGCAGGTATGCCAGTCCCTCCGCAGCCTATCGCCCCGGCATTAGTCCCGACTGCCGTCGATACCACGACGCCAGCACAGCGCGGTCAGTAGCTACTAACCGTGCTTTCGCCTTGGATTGCGGGAGTAGTAGCGTTCCAGCCGCCATTGATCGAAAGCCTCGACGCTCTTGATCCACAGCGCGCACAGGGCAACCAAGCCGAGCACCCCAAGCATGACCCCGCCCGCGATCTCCAGCATCACAAGTGCCGGTAAGAGCACAGCCATCCGAACAGTCCGCGGTTAGGTCGCATTACCTCCGCTGCCTTGACCTGCGCCAGCGTGTGCATGGTCCCAGCCTCGATACACCGCTGGATCGTCTCGGCAAATGCGGCAGCATATTCGGCTTGCGTTGCCTTGCGGCCTTCGGCCTTGGCTTTGTCCTCGACGCCCCATTGGGCAAATAGCATCGCATTCTGGATGCCGAACATGATTATCTCGTCGCCTGCTGCGTTCGCGCCATGCACTCGTCCACGCGGCTCTGCCACGCGACGTGCTCCGGTTGCGCCGCGGTGATTGCAGCACCGAGGGCGCCCAGGATGTTGCCGCCCTTGTACGGCTCCGGCCCGGCCTCCTTCTGGCAGGCGTAGTTGCGCTCCATCCGGGCGCAGCCGGCGGTGCAAAGGATCAGCGACAGGACTATCATACGGGTTGTCATGGTGAGGTTCCTTCTCATCGTGGGTCTGACGGCGCTGGACCTTCGGGGGTCTGGCGCCGTTCTGCATTGTGGTAGGTTCGGTGAAGAATAGCAACCATCGGAGATCGCCATGGCGAAGCAGCCAGAAAAGAACCCCCTGGTCACCGTGCTGGACGAGATGTTCTTGCAGTTGAAAGGCTTAACCGAAAGTCCTACGATACAGGACGAACTCGGTAATCCTGCTGGCTGGCCGAACGAAGGCACGGCACGGAACGAACCGGACAGTATCAGTTTTGGCGACCGGTTGAGGCTGTTCGAGGCTGGCCTGAAGTGGTGTTCCGTACGGGACAAGGTGGCCGAGGAACAGGAAGGCGATGCCTTTGCCGCAGCCAGAGAACGCCTCGTCCGTCGAACGGGAAGCCATCCTTCCCGTCCCGCCAAGGCCGCGCCTGGTGCCGCCAACGGCGCAGCCGGAGCAACCCCAGCCCCAGACCACACGACCGACTGAGCCGCCCCCAGCGCCCCGCCAGAGCCTCGCGGACACCGCCTTCATCGGTGCCTTGGCCGCGATCGGGATCGTCCTCGCCTCCCGCCTGCTCCTGCTCCTGGCCACGATCGGCGCCTTCGTCCTGGCCGTCAGGGCGGCCGACACCCCCGGCCTGCTGGTGCTGATCGCCTATAGCCTGCTGACCGTGGCGCCCCTGACAGCCCTCGATATCATCGCGCACCGCCGCGGCGGCACCTGATGGGCGTCCCGGCCCTATCAGCGTATCAGCAGGGCCAAGGCGTCATCCCGGCGGATGGCCTCAATTCCTTCGTCCAAGGCGGGGCATTGCTCGCCGACCTGCGCGCCTTCCCCGGCCTCGCCAACATGACCGTGTGGGTCCTCGGCAACACCGTGGCCAACGACGGGGGCGCCGGCATGTTCTACTGGGATGCCAACTCCACGCGATCCGACGACGGCACGACCACGATCGCCCCCATGGGTGTAGCGGTCGGCCGGTGGCGTCGCCAGATCGGCGGAAACGTCGGGATCGTCGTGCAACCCAGCGGTGGCGATGACACCGCAAACCTGCAAACCGCCGTCAACGATCTCGCTGCGGCAGGCGGCGGTATCCTGCGATTGCAGGACGGCGCTGACTACAGCATCAGCAACGCCGTCAACATCGTTGCCAGCAACATCAAAATCGTGGGTAACGGTGTCACGGTCACCATGACCGGAACCAACACTTATTCAGGGTTCAACTTCAACGGACAGAACGGCACGACAACACTCACGCTCTCCTCCAACGTCGGCCAAAACAAGGCTTTTGCCTTTGTCGGCGCTCTGACCGCCGGATGTGTGGCCGGAAACTGGCTAACCATGATGAAGACCGCTCCTGACAACGGTGGTGCCCCAGGAAGCTACTTCTTCATGGCACGTATCGGTTCGATCCTTGGCACGGGAGGGGCGTTTACCCTCGGCCTTGAAGCGCAGACCCCCATCGCGTTCAACACGACCGACCCAGGACTCGCACTCACTGCCGGTCCAATGATCAGCAATGTCGGCATCGACGGTGACATTCATCTTGTCTGCACCGGCTCCGGGCAGATCAGCGGTGTGAGTGTCACGTCCGTGGTCAACAGCCGGTTCCGGGGCATCACCGGAGACGATTTCACCAACGGCAGCGTGATCGGCACGTTCGTCGGTTTTGGCAACTGCCTCGAAGACATCCTGTGCCGCAACAGTGGAACCGGGTTTGCCGATATCGAGTCCTTCAATCAGACGGCGATGATCTATTCCAACTTGCAGTCGCAGTTTGCCGGCGGGTTCGGCCCCACCTTCACGGGACACAGCTATACGGTTGGCAACAATATGACCAGCCAGGGCGCGCGGGGCAGAGGATGTAAGTTTCAGGCAAACCTCTTTTGTCACTACACCAACACACAGAGCCATAATTGCCCGTTCACTGGTATCGCAGTATCGGTCGGGTCATGTTACAACACATGGCACGGAGCATCGTCCCACGGGCACGGCGAGGTGGGTTGGTGGTTCTCAGACCAATTCAACTCGCACAATAAGGTCTATGGACTGTCGGCATTCGGCACGTTCCCGCAGGATGTGGCTAACGGCCCCACGGACGCTGGCAACGAGTTCTACGGACTTGATTGCGGCGTGGTGAACAACGGCAACGTCACCACCGCATTCTACGGACTGAACGGAGCAGCCATATCGAGCGGAGCGCCCACTGTCGCGACACTGCTCGATGTTACCAGCAATGGACTGGCTCTAATTCCTCCATTGGGGAATGGTTCCATTGCCGAGCGATGGATAGGCGGCGACAGTGCCGGCGACATTGTAATCAACGCGCCACCACCGTTCGGCATACAGTTGTCTGTTAATGGGGTGACGGCCCTCGCGGCTAATTCTGCCCAAGTGGTCCCAGGAACGAACAACGGATCAAACCTCGGAATCCCTAATTTCCGTTGGTTGACGATGTACGCGTCCACTATCAATCTTGGCACCGGCCAGGTCATAGGATTTATCGGTGCCTCCCCTGTCGCCGGAACATGGCCGACCGGCACAGTGCTGTTCAACGTCACGCCGTCAGTCGGGCAGCCAAAAGGGTGGCAATGCACAACAGGCGGCACGCCCGGCACCTGGGTCAGCATGGGGAACTTGTAGATGGTCCCCAACCCCACCGTATCGCAGCAAGGTCTCGGAGTCGTTCCAGCCGATCTGCTCAACACATTTGTGCAGGGGGGATTTCTTCTCGCAGACCTGAGAGGCTTTATCGGTCAATCTAATATGACCGCTATGATGCTGGGGTTCGCGGCGCCCAACGACGGCGGACAGGGGACTTTCTATTGGAACCCAGGTACAGGGTTCAACGATGACGGTGGTGTGACTTGCGTGGTTCCTCCGTCTGCCGGGGCCGGGGCCTGGATTCGCCAGCCGATCGTATTCCCGCCGACACCGCCCGTGGTGTTTCCAAACGACATACACGCGAACAGCATCGAAGTACAGTCTCTCACCGCAAACGCCATCGATGCACAGTCGGTCGCGCTGAATCAGCTAGTGGTGGCAAGCACCGCGATCAACGCAGCCGACATCGGCGGGGTGTTTATTGGCGGCAACGCCATCGACGTTCAGAGCATCGCGATCAATTCTGAGGTCGTTAATTCCTCGACGATCAACTCTCTCAACGCATTCACGGCTGATATGGGCGGGGTGTTCTTCTCGGCCGGCACGGTTGTGGCGCCCAACGCAATGTCGGCGTCGGCATTCAACGTGGTCTCCGATTACCGGCTGAAGGTGGTGTTCGGTAGTTTTGAGAATACAGGCGATATCATCGACGCAGTGCCGATTTATCTCGGAGCGACAAAAGACGCTCCCCAGGTCAGGAAGCCAATGCTTCTGGCCCATGAACTACAGGAGGTTTGCCCATTCGCCGTCGCAGGGAAGAAGGATGCGATGGACTGGCTTGATCCGGATCAGATCATGCCGCAGCGGGTCGATTACAACTCTCTGGTGCCGCTGCTTTGGCAGGAGATCAAGTCGCTTCGCCGAAGGGTTGCCATGCTGGAGCGGGTGTGATGGCCGTGTTCGCCAACGTCGTGGGCGGCGTTGTCTCCAAGGTCGCCGTTGCCTTTGCCTCTCCGGGGGATGGATGGGAACTGTGCGGGCCGGACAATCCCATACCCCAGGTTGGTTCGACGTATGCCAACGGTGTCTATATCCCACCGAAGCCGAAGCAGATTAGCGCCACGCAGTTCCTGACGCGGTTCCCACCGGGCGCAATAGCAGCCATGACTGCTTCGCCCCAAAACCAGGCGTTGCTCATCATGTGTGCAGCGTCCGGCTCCGTCGATCTGACGGACCCCACTGTGCAGGGCGGCATCAACGGATTGGTTCCCATCGTCATCACGCAACCGCAAGCCGACGCAATTTTGGACCACTGACAGCCATGTTCCTCAACAACTCCGGCACCCAGCAGGGTCTGCATCGCTCCTACCGAGCGGACGGCGCGCTTACGAGCAGCGTGACACCACTGCTCGTTCTGCCACAAGCGATCAGCCGCTCGTCCATGCTGGTGATGAACATCTCAGCCACCCCGATGTTCCTTGAACACGGCTGTGCCCGAGCCTTGGTCACGATCACCGCAGGAGCTGTCACCGCGATCACCGTCACCAACGGAGGGTTCGGGTTCACCCGCGCTCCCACGGTGGAATTTGTTGGTGGAGACGCGACGTACGTTGCTAATACGGTTTGGAATGGTCGTGGATTGCCGGGCGCGCAGTCTCCGTCTGGACCGACCTCGCAGCCTGCCATGGCACATGCGGTCCTGACGGGAGGCGTGGTCACGTCGATAGTCATCGACAACCCCGGCGCGGGTTATGTGAATCCGCCGGAGGTTCTGTTGACCAACGCGGTCAACGATCCGTTCGGATGTGCCGATCCGTCGTTGACCGCAGGCAGCGGGGTTCTGCTCGTGCCAGGAGGCGGCAGCATGTACATCAACGGCACCACCTGCTACACCGACGCCGTTGCGCTCTGGGGAACTGCGGCGGCCAAGTTCACGGTGGAGTATATGCCGTGACCGTCCGGTTGATCGCGATTGCGGCGGTGGCGCTGATGCCGGCGATGGCGTGGGCGCAGCCGGTGGTGCCGGGAAGTGGATCGGCTGGCGGCATCCCCGGTGGCGTAATACTGGTGCCTCCTACCGGCACTCCAAATGAAACTTCGGTTCCCTGTGGTGTGGGCTCGACCTTATTGCTTGCAGCAGGGGCCGCGACACAGTTCATTTTTTACAAGGTCCCGCAGGGCGGCAGCACGGTATGGTTCAACGTCGCCGGTGCGCCAGCCGTGGCAGCGCCTCCAAGCGTCGATCTGGCCGGCGGCATGTGGCAGACGTGGAGCGCCGCGCAGGGATTCTTACCGTCCTCACAGATCAACTGCATCGCGCCCGTCGCACAGACCGTCGAACTGATCTGGAAATAGCGCGCGATGTCGATCCTTCGCCGTTACCTCCTGGCCGTTGCCATCGCCACGGCGCTCGCCGCGATCAGTGCTGTGCTGCCCGCCCATGCGCAGACCCCGTGCCCGATGGTCAGCGACGAGGTTTCGGTGCTGTCGGTGGTGATCATCGGCGCACCGCAGCCGGTGCTGTTCTCCACCTACGACATACCGAAGCTTAACCTGTGGCTGCAATTCTCCGACCAGACGTATCGGTTTTTCATGGGCGTCCCGCAGACGGAGATACGCGGCACGGCGAACTGGTCGGTCATCAGTAGACACCATCAGGCGTTGATGCAGGAACGTAGCCCGTGTCCGCTGCTCTCGGAGAGCGGGCCGCCGCTGCAACCCAGATGAAACGGTTTGCCACGGCCGCACTGCTCGTCAGCACTGCGCTGTCGGCGCAAGCGCAGCCGGTGAGCACACTGCCTCCAGCGGACCTGCCGCTAAGCGGAGCGGAGACAACGTACGTCATCCAGGGCGGTGTGTCGAAGAAGACCCCGGTTTCGTCCATGGGCGCGTTCCTAAGTCTGTCCACGCCACCCCCGATCGGCAACGTTACCCCCAACACAGGCGCGTTTTCGACGCTGACGGTCGGGGGCGTTCCGATCGCCGGGGGGTCGTTTCTGCCGATCACCGGCGGCACGCTGACGGGGCCATTGATTGGCACTAGCGGAACCTTCAACGGCCAGCTCATCTCAACCGGCACCAACCTCGTCGCGGCTGGCAACGGCACGTCTATCAACAACGTTATCCGGCTCAATCCCGCCGCGTCGCCAACCGTGCCGACAATCACTACGGCAGGACCAGCCGGCGCGGTGCCGCTCACGCTGACAACTCAGAGCGGCGGTCTGTTCACCGTCACCAACGGATTGCAGACCAATGCTTTCCTGAATATTGCCGCCGGCCTGACCACGTATGCAGGTCCGGCAATCACCAATACGCCGTTCAAAATGAGCGTCAGCGTCAATACCGGTACGCACCTCACGGGCAACGACACGCTCGCATCGTTCAACTGCAATTCGGACAATGGCTTGGTGGACAACGGCGGTTTTCTGTCCTGTATGAGCATCCAGGATGGCGTCGGCGGTTCAGCCATGACCGGCAATCGCGTCGGGTTTAATCAGGTCATATCCCTTACCAATCCGACCGGAAACAGGGCCGCAGGAAATCAGGGCATCTATCAGGGCGGCAGCTTCACGGTAAACCTAAATTCCAGCGACAATGGCACGGCGGCAACGCTCGCTGGCGGTTCGGGTTATGCCTTTGGCGGGGGTGCCGTCATGGCCGGCAATGCTTCCGCGCTGAATTTCCTGGAAGCTACGACGTGGGAGGATGATATGACCTTCCGCGGCACAACGGCCCGCCGCATCGGCCACAAGGTCACGGATATCTCTGGCGCACTCGGCCTCGGCGCTGTCCAGGGCACCGTTGCGGATCAGGCTTTCCGTATTGGCTCCAGCGTCAATAGTCCGGGATGGCTTGATGGGTATTCGGCGTGCGGAGACGTGTCAGTCTGGTGCATCACTGGCACGCTGCTCCATTCGCAGCTTGGCACGACATACAATGCGAACCCGAACGCGCTGCAATATGGCATCGATCTGGTCGGCACGGCCGCAAGCGGGGCCGAGTGGCGCTCAAACGGCATTGCGCTGTTCGACAACGGCGCGGCGCGTTTCAACACGCTCTATATCAACAACGACACCAACGGGCCGACGCTCAGTGCGAACGGGAGCGTTGGCGCATATTCGTCGGTGATTTCTGGCGGGACCTCGGGATGGGCGGGGACTGACGTGCTGTTCGGACCATACGACGATGTGTGGCAAGTTTTGACAACCACAGGTGGCGTCATCACCGCGTTGGCACTGGCGACTGGTTCCACCCCGCCGTATTGCCCGAGTGCGTGCCCCGCCAGTTACAACCTGACCAAGGCAAAATGGTCCGCTGGCGTTGGCACTGTGACCGTGGGCGTGAGTTGGACAGCAAAGAACGCACTCAAGATCGCGGGCGCAACCGACAAGCTGGGGTTCTACAACGCAACGCCGATCGTCAAGGCAACGCCAACGGGCGCGTGCGCGGGCAACACGGGTTGTCAGGCACTGCGTGACGCGATGGGCAATCTTGGGTTGATCGCAACGGGGAGTATTACAAATTGATCCGCGCGCTCGCTGCGTTCCTGCTTTCGCTCATCACGATCTCCGCCGATGCGCAGGTTGTGTCAAACGGAACAACTGCGCCCGGCTTCGTGCGCCTGTTCTCGAACGGCGTCTCGTCCGGCAACGGCGCCGATATCACCGAGGACACGCTATCGACGTGCGTCTATACAATCCCAGCCAACCAACTCGCGAACGTCGGCGACACGCTGCATATCGTGGCAGGCGGCACCTTCGCAGGTAGCACGGATGTCAAGACAGCAAGGGTGCGGCTGGGCGGCGTTACCGTGGCGTCGTTCGTCGGGTCCACTGCCGGGGCAACCGCGTGGTTCATGCAGGCGGATGTCATCAAGACCGCAGCCGGGGCTCAGATGACCAACACGTTTTCATTTGCGCTCAACCAGACATCGTTTGTGCTGGGTGGAGCAACCGCACTCACTGATACCGCTACGATCCCGCTGCTGGTGACCGGGATCAACGCGACGAACTCGGTGGCGGGGTCGATTACGTGCCGGTATCTGACCGTGGATTTTGTGCCGTGATGCGGCGCGCGCTCCTTGCGGCGCTTGTGCTGATGCCGTGCGCGGCCGTGGCGCAGCAACAGCCGCCCGCGCCATCGGCCACGGCGCAGTTCGTGGGGCAGGTTTCCACGCTGCTCGCCTCGACGCTGGATGAGCGGGACGCCGCACGCTCGCAACTCACCGCGTGCCAGGCCGCAGCCAAGCCGGCGCAGCCGCCAACGCCATCACCGGAGACGCCCTCCAAATGAGTGGAACCACGACGCTTACCATCACCGGCACCTTCACGGTCCACGACGCGGCCGGCACAGTGACGGGCAGCACCACACCGTGATGTCGGCCTATGGAGTTATGACAGTGGCCGCTGCGGCATTCGCTGTGGGATTTATTGTAGGAGCAGCATTGGCCTTCTGGGGCATGCAGCAGGAGAACCGCCAGCCATGATCCGCACGCTCCTAGTCGCGCTGGCGCTCGCCGCTCTGTCCGGCGCGGTGCGTGCGCAGAACACGACAGCGATGTTTGGTGATCTGAAATTCGAGAGTGGCAACAGCGGCGCTACAAACGCGCAGGCCATTTATCCGGCAATCAACGCGCCGTTCGGATCGACGGCCATCGCGGTTAATACGACCGCCGTGGACACAACGGCCGACGCCTTCGTCAACATCAACGGCACGCTGGCGCTCGGCACTGAGACGCTGACGCTGCTTGGGTACACGGTTGAAATTCTGAGGCAATGAGTGATACAATGATGCGAGCCAGAGAGGCGTTTGCACCGCCGCCCTGGCTCTTACCACGACATCCTGTGATGGAGGATACAATGGCTGATGGCGATGATACGCCAGAGTGGCGCCCAGTTCCAGGGTTCCCGAATTATCTCGTTAGCTCGGATGGCAAAGTCCTAAGCCTTAAGCGACGTGGAGCGCCGGGCGGCATTCGCAAAACATTCGATCACGGGTCAGGGCATCTACATGTCGTTCTATTAAACGGTTCACATAATGACCGACACGGTTTTATGGTTCACCATTTAGTTTTGGAAGCATTCGTTGGGCCTCGACCGCAAGGTATGGAATGCCGGCATTTGGACGGCAACCCTGCCAATAATGTAGTTAGCAACCTTGCGTGGGGAACACGATCTGAAAACCAACTCGATCGCGTCTCTCATGGCACGCACCACGAGGCAAACAAAACGCACTGTCCCCATGGTCATCTTTACGACGAGCAGAATACCAGACATCGAAACGGCAAGAGGCATTGTATGACTTGCCAGCGTAAGGCGACCAGAGAATCCATGAAACGTCTGAAGCTGCGCCGAAAGAAGGTAATGCGTCAGGAGACACCGCAATGAGCACCACGGCACCGACCACGGCCGTCACCATCACCGGCACGTTCACGGTCCACGACGCCGCCGGCAACACCTGGGGGCCGATCGCCGCTCCGACGCCGCCCCCGCTGGTCGCCTCACAGGACGGCGCAACCGCCTCCGACCTCACCACGATCCTCGTCACGGCCGATCTGTGCCAGTGGAAGCTGGCGGTGGGGACGGCATCCCAGGGCACCATCGTGACGTGCATGCCGAAGGGCGCCGCGGCGTTCGTGGCGGCCGGGTTCACCGGCAACGTGCGGATGATGGAGGCGTTTGGGGGCGGCATCTTCCACACGTCGCCGAACGCCAGCAGCTACGGGGCGCCTGGTTGGTGGGCAGGCACTGGCACGGGCAGCGCCGTGGCATGGGCAGCGGTGCCGGGCAGTCCCAGCGCCGTTCCTGTTCCCCCGGTCACTGGCACCTTCACCGTGACGGCCACAGGGTTCACCGATCCATCCGGCAAGCCGTGGACGATGCGGGGGGTGAACGCTTGGGCGGCCGATGCCCGTGCTGCATGGCCGAACATTCGGAGCCAATTCCCGCACCTAACGGCGATCAGGCTGAATTGCGACAGCGCCACGGACACGCCAGCCAGTATCGTCGATGTCGTCACAACATACACCGGCGCCGGGATCGTGCTCATCGTCGAAGACCACGGCGGCAATGTCGAGAACCTCCAATGGTATCACAACATGGCCACGGCCTATAAAAACAACCCGCGCGTATTTCTGGAGATGCCAAACGAGCCATCAGCGTCCAATCTGGCGGCTGAGCAGATCGCACTCATCCAGCAAATTCGCAACGCTGGATTTGTCAGCCCAATCGCCATTCAGCCATCCGGGGGATGGGACGAAGGGAATCTGCCAGCGGTCGTGGCCGCGGTCGGCACGACGAACCTCTATGCGACCCCACACATCTACTACAACGGCACCGATCCGAACGGTGCGGCGCAATACGTGACTGGCGAGATCAACGGTGCGGCTGCGGTCGGCCTGTTCGCCTCGATCGACGAATTCGGTGACGGCATGGATGGCTGGCACGAAGACCCGCTTGGCTCGGCGACGATCAACGCCGTCATCGCTGCCAATCAGGCTGGGCGTTGCGGAGCGGCATTCTGGGCACTCGCGAACGGCATGCACGCCGATGGCGTGGATAGCGTTGAACTGGTGGCCGACTGTTCGCAACTCACGCCGGTCGGCGCGGGGCCGATAAAGAACTGGTTGGGGTAGGGGGCGACGATGCTCAGTCTGATTCTCCTGGTCGCGGCATTCGTTCTGGCCTGCTTCGCTGCGGCGGGATGGCCGGCAGGCGCGCGAGTGCATCTTGGCTGGTGCGCCATCGCCTTCTGGATTCTGTCGGAACTGTTCGGACGCGCCGGGCCGGTGTTGGGATTCCACTGATGTATATTGGCGGCGGTCTCGGGTTGATCCTGCTAATCCTGTTGATCATTTTTTTGATTAGATAGGAAGTGGTAGCTGTGCAGCTGGAACTTTCTTGCGTTCCCATGCGGCCTTAATGTTTTTTAGGTGCTCCTGGGACTTTTGTCTGCCTTTCCAATATGTGCGGAGGAACTGTTTCTTGTCCTCTGACACAATACGTCGAGAGGCGGCGGCACTTATGGCCGCTTTATGTTTGTCTGTAAACGGTTTGGCCTTAGTTCCTTTCCTTGCGGCGCTCATTTTTGCTCTAGCCTGTGGTGTGGCGATTATCCCTGTCTTGGCCTTACTAAGCGCCGGATACTTTTTACCCTTCCGGCCGGCGCCGATTGCCGCTCGATGCTCATCGCTGCGCGGTGGCATCTTTCTCCCCTTCCGAGTTTCGCTCATCCGATCGCGTGTCTTCTGGGAGGCTTTGTGTCCTCTTGGGCCGCCGGCTTGCGGATACCCATTAAAACCGGCTGTCGGATGAAACGCTCCCAGCGCATTAATCCAGAACTGCTCACGAACGAACAAAGCGTCGTGACTGACGACGTGCTCCAATATTTCCCACGAGAAGGCAGCTTCGCCGTGCTTGTTCCAAGATCGCTGGAGAGCGAGAGCGTGATGCGTTCCGCGCTCCAGTTGGTGGATATGGCTGCTCCAGCGCAGTCCTATCGTATAGGACGACCCGACATACAGTCGGCCACTCACTACGTTGAAGATCGCATATACGCCGCTGATCTTCATGTTGGTCCGCCTGACGGGGCGCTTGCCAACCACAAGGCCGGCTTGGACGCGGGCGGCTATCTGCTCTACGGAAATGGGAGCCATCGCATTCCTCGCACAAGGAGTCGGTGGTCAGAGGGGGCGTCGCCTTGCAGGGTGGCGCCTTCTCGCATTCTAGCCGTTTCCCGTGCTGTTGCAATAGCTTACGTGGCATTACCCACAGGTGGATGACATGCGCCCCCTGGCCGTAGTGGCACTCGTTGTCGGCTTCCTGCTCGTACTTGCCTGTGCGCTGTGGGTCGCGGGCCATGTCTGAGGTCGTGGGGAATCCGTTCGCCAACAGCCTCGTGCTGGCGGTGTTTGGCGCCATCCTGAGCGCCCTTGTGACGTGGCTGTTCGCATCGCGCGCCGCTGCCAAGCAGGCGGTCAAGGACACTGCCGACAAGGCGGAGAAGGCCGCGGCGATAATCGCCGAGGGGCACGCCAAGCTGGAAGCGCGCGTTGCGGAACTGACCGAACGCCTGTCGCTCGTATCGGCCCAGGTGGTGCCGTTCAGCACCGCGTTTCAGCAGATACTCGTGGCGCAGTTGACGCATGCTCATACTCCAGAGCTAGACGCGCTGCTGGCGAAGCTCGGTCCCCCGATCACTTTGACAGAGGAGGAGGAACCGGAGTTGTACCGTTTGCTCAGTGCACGTGAGAAAGAGGTCGAGTTTGACGAGGAAGAACGCGAATCTGCGATTATGCTGCCGTATGTTATAAAGCGGGCACGGCGCGAACAGGCGCAGATCGCCCTGGCCGAGGGCGTCCGCTTACAGATGGTCGGTGTCACCGCAATGGTCGCAGTGCCCCTGTCGTCGTTGAAGCGTGTGACAGGTGCCACATCGTGATGGACATGTTCGGCGAAATCGCCGCGCTGGTGTCGCTGATCTACGAAGCGGCCGGCGCGGTGCTCGCCATCACCGTGAGCTACTACCTGATCCGCTATCTCCCGATGAGTGTGCGGGCGTGGGAGAAGTGGATCAACACCATTGTGCACGAACACGCAAACCAGGTGGTGATGGCAGAGGCGCAGACCACGGCGGGGATGATCGAAACCAAGGTGGCTCAGGGCAGCTTGAAGTGGGTTGATCTGAAGACCGACAACATGACGGTTATCGCGCTTGCTGAACGGGCACTGGCGCGCGTGCCGCCTGCTATGATCGCAGAGACCCGGAAGGACAAGCAGAGCATGGCAGAGACCGTGCTTGGGATGGTCAAGACCAACTCCGTGCTGCCGACGATCGTAGGCAACGCGCTGGCGGCATCGGCGACGGACGAACATGGGCACCTGGACCCGGCGAAGTTATCCGCGCTGGCTGTCCCTCTGGTCGTGGGGTCGTCGTGAAGCACCTGTCGGACATTGCACGTGCCTGATGCAGCACCCACAGCGCGAGGACCCGAACCTTGGCACATGGCTGGCGCGGATTGCCCGCGCCGTGCTGGCCTACGACGTGTCCAGCCAGGTCTGCACCCGCATCTGGCGGCTGTTCTCGACGGTGCTGCTGTCGCTCATCACCGCCCTGTTGCTCAACATCGGCGGGAGGATTGCCGAGACGGTAGTGCTGGTGCGTGAGATCCCGGTGCAGCTCTCTGTCATCAACCGGCACATGGACGAGCAGGGCGACGGGCAGCGGGCGCAGGACGTGCGGCTTCGTGTGCTGGAGAAGCTGGTTGACCGGCTGATGGACACGACGGGCGACATTCTGCGGATCGAGAGCGGCGCGCATCCTGGGGCTTACCGGGACGTGCCGCGGTTGGAGACTCCGCCGGATAGGCTGCCGCCTTAACCCTCGCAACAAGGAGACTGAGCATGGACGACTACCAGAGTCGCGTTATCGCAGAACGAGAGGACTTGGCTGGAAAAGCCACGCGATTGGCTGCGTTCTTCGATACCCCGGTGTATGAAGCTCTGCCGCAGGCAGAGAAGGACCGGATGGCGCGACAGATACGGCACATGAACGATTACAAGGAGGTGCTTGACGAGCGCATTGCAGCGTTCTGAGGGGCTATTGATCCAGATCAATGCGCTTGCGCCGTGCCGCGTTAGACTCGGGGCGCTTGTTTCCTCCCTAACCTGGCCGGTGGCTGCTTCAGTGCAGCGCCGGCTTTTTCTACCGCCGATGAGGCTTGAATGATCGCCGCACTCGCACAGACCCTTCAGCCGGCATTGGGCGTCATGGCGGACGGCGTGGCTGTTGCGCCGACCGTGGTGGTGGCAGCCGCTCCGACGTTGGACCTGACCGGCATCGCGGTAGCGTGCATCGCGGGCCTGTTCGGTGTGCTCGGCCCGGTCGCGCTCTACATGGTCCAGTCGCACGTCAAAGACGTGCAAGCGGCGGCAGTATTGGCCGCAGCAGTGAAGAACAGCCTGGGAGCAGCGCAACAGGCGCTCGATGGCGTGGCGAGCGTGTTGCCGCCGGTGCGGGTGCCGGCGGGCATCCCGCCGCAACTCGTCGTGCCGCTGCAATACGTGCTCAACCACGCGGGCGATGAGGCCGGTCGGCTCGGCATCACGCCTCAAGCCATTGCGGACAAAATTGTCGCGCAGAAGGGACTTGTCCAGATCGCCGCTGCCGTGCCGAACGTGCCGATATCCGCAATCGTAGGACCAAAGCCATGATTCGCCCGATCGAACTCGTCTGGATCGCGTTTCTCGTCGGAGCGTGCAGCGCCACGGGCACGCCAAGCACCGGAACCACGCAGACCGGCGTCTATGCCGCAGCGGTCGCACTGACCGCCGCCGACAACACGGCCATGCAGTACGTCACGTTGCCATTGTGCGGCCCGACGCACCCCGCGTCGGTGTGCTCGAATGCCGCGACCACGGCACAGATCAAGCTCTATGCCCAGCAGGCGCACGATGCGGTGCGAGCTGCGGAGGCCGGCGGTGACAGCGCCAGTGTAGCCGCCGCGAACGCCGCGATCTCGCTGCTGGTGTCCGCAACCCCGAAGACGCAGTAGGAGACCGCCATGCTCACGCTTCTCCCCGTTATCCTACAGTTAGTTGAGGCCGGCATTACCGTGGCCCCGCAACTGATCGCCGCCGGCAAGACGGAGATTAGCCTGGTGAACGCTGGGGCGGCTCCTACTGCGGCGCAGATGGCGCAGATTGATGCGGCTCTCGACGCTGCGAACACCGCTCTCCAGAACGCCCAGCCTGCGCCGTGAGCGCAGCGCAGGATGCGTGGCTCGCGTTTCTGCTTCCGGCAGAGGGCTTGACGCTCTCGGTAACACCGACTGACCCCGGAAACTGGACCTCGGGGATTGAGGGCATCGGCGAGTTGGTCGGGACAAAATACGGAATCAGCGCGGCGGTCTACCCAACAACGGACATAGCCGCACTGACGCTGGCCGAGGCGCAGGCCCTGCAACTGGCAGACTACTGGACCCCGGTCGGTGCCGACAGCCTCCCGCCGCCGCTCGCCTTCCTGGTCGCCGACGCGGCCTATATGTCTGGCCCGCGCACCGCGGCGAGGCAATTACAGGTGATGGTTGGCACCGCTCAGGATGGCGCAGTTGGTCCTGTCACGATCGCGGCGCTGACGGCGCAGATTGCAAAGCTCGGCATGTGCGAGGTACTGGCCGAGTGGAGTGCGCGGCGGGTTCTGTTCGAGGCTGGGTTGCCGATCTGGGGCACCGACAAGGGCGGTTGGGTGCGGCGGGTGATGCGCGGGCTGCTGGTGGCGAAGTCGCTGGATGTGCCGGCGCTGGCGGTCAGCGGGGGGGCGGTGGCGTGACGGGCGCGCTATACGGCGTTCGCATGTCGATGTCCGAGTTGACCGCCGGCACCAACTGAACCGGAGACGGCTTGCTTGTCCCCGCGGCCTGCCAGCCGGCATTGAACCCGATGAGCAGATATCGACAGAGGGATATCTGGTTCCATTCCACCTCCATCCGCCGATAGAGGGAGGTCGCATCGGGGCCAACCGGATAGGCAGGCAATGGCTTGCTGGCGCATTCGACGACCTTCTGCCAGTCGCCATGCACCTGTCCGGTGTCATCCACGTAGAACTGCACGGTCTGCGCCGATGCCGGTACGGCAACCGCGAGGAACAGGCACAGCGCGGCGCGGGCGGCCACCAGCAGCGGCCTAGACGATCGGCAGTCCATCAGCTTCGATAGCCGACAAGACGGCGCTGAAGATTGACTGCTGCTGTCCAGGGCTGGCTTGTTTGTCACAGGTCCGGTGCGTCCGATAGAAGTAGCTTCGGGTCGCATCCTGCGCTGCGATCATGCTATGCGTCCGCACATCATCGTCCGTCATTGGTAGCCCGCAGTAAGGGCACGCCGCGCCGTGCGGGGGATCATATACCGGCGGCGCATTCGGGTCAGGACTGTCGAACCAACCATAGAGATCACCCATCGGCTGATGCCTCCAAAGCCTTTCGCGCGATCTGTAGGGCCTCGGCGCTGATCCGGCAGTCGTGAGACCCATCCTCTCGCTGTGGCGAGAGGTGCGTGACCTCATAGACCAGATTAACGAGCGCCGCGCGCAGCCGGTCCCGCTCGGCGGTCAGGCGCTCGATCGCGGCGGCGGCGTTGCGGATGTAATCGGCCTGTAGGTGGTGGCCGCGGCCCTCGTCCTCGTCCGCGGCGTGGCGAAGGTCGTCCAGAAAACCGGCCGGCAGCGCGGATTCAGCGTGGTCCATCAGGCACTTGCTCCGATTTAGGCAGAGGGTTGTAAGGCGCGGTAAGCGTTTGGACAGAGGTGGCAACCTGCGATAACGAGCGTTTGCAGACGCGCACCACGGCTATGGCGTGGTAAGAGCCGGCGGTGGCGGCAGTGGCATCCAGTGCGTCGGGTAGTAACGATACACGCCG